CGTAATCCAGGCGATACCGAAGAAGGTAGCGCAGATGATCAGCGTGATGAGAACCGCGACGATGCCCGCTAGCGTGATGGCATAACGGGAGTAGTCGCGCTTGTCAAGCTCATCACCGAAGTCGTTGCGCTCCTTGAGAATCTGGTCATATTCGCTGGCGAGATCAAACTCAGTGTCAGCAGTCATTTTCACTCGATTCCCCGGGTACCCGGTAGGGCACTCACTCTCTGAGGTCTTCAGCGTAAAGCGCGGGACCCGTAAGCGGTCCCGCTAGCTGAAGGGTGCGTCAGGCAGGTGATCTCTCAACTCACTTGCCATCGGCTTGCCGTGACTAGGGCTTAGTCACGCGCTGTAGCATAACGGATCTTGATTCTCAGGTACGTGTCTTCACCATGGGCACGCTGGGAGTTTTCTTGCCGAAGCGACGCCGGGTTACCGGGCTCCCACTTGATCCGTTATGCATTTTTAGGCACGCGACCCATGCTCTGTCTACGTATCGTGCGTGGCTCCGGGAGCGTTCCCCTCAGCCTTTAACCGCTTTACCGGGCATCCTGTGATGCTGGTGACAAACCCGTGCGGCATTCGCCTTAACCGTGAGCTAGTTAGCCTTTTACTCCGTACCTAACGGGCATGTGGTCAGTGACTCACGCCAGCATTGTCCTTGACTGCCAGCATGGATTTTCCGCAGGCTTGCGCCTCACGTCAGGTCCGTTGCATGCCCGCTAGGGGAGTGCGTGTCAGGAGGTCACGGGACCAGCCCGCGCATAGCCCTCCGAGACGTTCAGTTGTCACCACTTCCCACGCGGGTTCTCGCGATGGTGGCAGGGGTGGATATCCCTGGTCCGCTCTGTCCTGCCTGCGGTCCTCGTTGCCGCGCTTCCGAACAAGCCAAACGCTATCGCATGGTTGGTCAGCGTGTTACATGCTCTGACCTGCAGTAACGCAAATGATCAAGCTCTGACCTGCACATTTGCTACCAGGCAAGTTATTCCATCACGGAATGGTAACGGAAAATCATGGTGCTCTGACCTGCACAAACATCGGAAAGTAGTTGCATGATTACCCTTGACAAGGGTTTCGTCGGAGGATTTCGAATAAGGCACCGAAGGGACCGGGGAGTGGTGTTCGAATGGAGGCTCTCAGAGCGCCTGTAAGCGGTTATTCGAACACCCCTATACCAGGATGCGCTGAGAGTGGCAGGCAGGCTCACAGTGCATCGTGGCTGGTTACAGGGCACATCCCGAGCCTTCCGCAGACTCCTGCATCACGTTTTCCCAGGTGGTATGTCCTGACATACTGACGGGTAACTTGCGTCCGCAGAAATCCGAAAGCATTTCCGTTAGTCTTGCTAACAGTTCGAATCGCTCGAAAAGGGCAGGTCAGAGAGTTGTACCCAGGCAGTCATCTAGCCGGGATGCAGGGAAGCTACTGGCAGTAGCCAGCTGGTTACGCCAGAACGGTGTCCCGAGGTCCCCAGGTCCCGCAAGCTCGAACGGCGTAAGCAGTGTTAACGCTGTAATCAGTTCGATGATCTCACTGAATGTAATCAGTTGCATTGTTATGGAGCTGTAACCTGAAAAGTGCACAGATCAGGCACTTGCGGGGTTACGCTGGAGTCTCCAGCGACGGAAGGACACGGAATGCTCACAGCGCTCATCGCAATGGTCATCCTGGCGATTGCCATCGGGATGACCAGGATGAAGGGAGCCAGAGCCGGAATCACGTTCCTGGTCTCCGTCATCGCTGTCCTGTCCGTGACTGCCGTGACCCTCATCCTGATCGGAGCGTGAACCGTGATCACCGGAACCATGACCTCAGAGCGCATCGGCAACGCCCGCATCTGGACCCTGACTGTCCCCGTGATGCCCCGTCCGGGTCAGCTCATCGAGTGGAATGAGCCTGCCTGCGGTTCGATGCCCGCCATGAGCGGCGTTCGCGGCTGGGTTTCCGGGAAGGAGTCCACCTACCCGGAAACTGTCCTGGTGACCGTGGCAGGCTACGGGGAGCGATGGGTGAAGATCGCGGTACCCGTGACCGCTCCCCTGGACGCTGCCGTGGAAGCTGCCAGCACTTCCCCGGAGACCTTCCGGGGAGCGGTGTTCACCCCGCGTCCGCTGACCCGTGATGAGGCCTGCGGCAAGCTGGTCACCTCCTACGGGATCCACCCGGACCGCGCCGAGATGATCCTGGGAGCCGCTGACCACGATGACGAATGGAACGGCATCCGCCTTACTGTCCTGCGGGTGCCGGGCGGGTACCGCGTGCTGGTGTAGGAGACAGGAGCAGACCCCCGGGGATTACCCCCGGGGGTTTCTCTTTGCCCGTAAAGCAGGTAATCCAGACCGGAGAGATAGGGAAGGGTATGATAAGCGCATGCCCACAATCCGCGACTGCATACGGGCTGAAGGGTGCCCTCAGTGCCAGGCACCAGCGGGGAAGCGGTGCAGGAGGGCAGGCAGGGGCACCGAACGGGGTCTGCAGCGGACGTATCGGGGCATGGAAGGACTCTCGAAAACCAGGGGAGGAGACCAGTGGCGGGATACCCTCTGAAAACTCCTGAGAGCCACGGAGAGACCATAACGGGGGCAGTCAGGTATCAGGCCAGGGTCTGCTGACAGCGTGGAGCACAGGGTCATGCAGGGGCACTTTCAGACAGGTTTTCGAATAGAAGCGCAGGTCAGAAGGTTCTTTAGATCGAACAGTTGCGAAAATTTGTTCGAGTGTGCTACCATGTGATGGTGCCCCGGTGCTATGGAAAGTTGCACTTCACAGGAACAATCCGAAAACAATAGCGAAGCATCGAACGGGGTAGCCTAGATAGCGCCTATGGTGCATTTCGAACAGTCTCTCGATTCCTCAGATGATATCTCATATCTCGTACTCCAGGGAATCATACAGGATCCTGGAGCAGATGGAATATGATGCATCACCAGATGATATATGATCCTGCCAGTGATCATATAGGATCATGCTTAGCACAAGCTTTCGAAAATCCAGGCACCACAGAAATCCGAAAGCACGTGCAGGTAAAGAGGTAGATGATTCGACATATTCGAACTGGAGTTCGGATGTGCCGACAAGCACCCTCCCGTATTTTTGAGATAAGATCCCGGAACTCCTCAGAAGCTTTCTGAGCTGCATGAACATGCTGGTATTTTTTCCTGGTAAAATTTTCAGGAAGGAAAATCCCCGCGTGTAGAGGCTTCTCAGGGGATGGCTGGCGGAAGGGAAGAGATGAAGCTGGAGCCTTACCCGGTGGGATCTGCCGTGGAGTACCACGGCTCGCATCACCGCAGTCTCCACGGCAGGTACGTCATCACCGGGCATGAGGTTCCCCGGAGCCGGAGCTGAACTACCCTGATGGAGTTGCTTACGTCATCTGGAGGGAGGGGGTCCTGCGCAAGTTCGGGAACCGGCACCACTGCGTCTCCCAGGTCCGCAGGCAGTCCCTGACTCTCCTGCAAGGACATGAGGAAGCCCCCGAGGATGTTTAATCCCCAGGGGCTGGGTAAGACCTCTTGCAGGGGGTCTCTCCCGGAAGAAGGAAGATGATGGTCACAGTGAAGATCAGGGACCGTGATGACATCATCACGGTCACCCGCAGCAGGGCTCCTGTCGTCGGGGGCTACGTCAAGTACCAGGGCAGGCGCTGCCTCGTGCTCGCGATGGAGATCACGGTGAAGCACTGGGCGATGTAAGCGCCCCCGCAGGACCTGTCTCCGGACCCTGGGCAGGTCCTGCACCTCGGTTCACCTGCGTCCCGTCTTTCCTGTATGCGGGACCGTCGCTCTGCCGGTTCTCCGGGTTGAGGTAGAACAGGGCTGCCCTGCTGTCCTCGCTGCGAGACCAGTCATGCTCCCATAGCGCTGGATCATCGGAGTACCCGCAGTCCAGGATCGGGGCTCCGCAGACCGGGCATCTCCCCGCCTGGTGACTGATGAAGATGTCACTTCTCATGTTCCCCGTTCCCCTTCCTGATGCCCTTCCGCTTCTTCTTCGGGAGACCTCGCTCCCTGCGGGAGAAGCTGTCGATGTTGCTTGCGACCAGGATCACCCCCACGATCGTGATGATCAGCAGGATCACGCCTACTGCCTGGGTCATATGACGTCCATTCTCTTCAGCGGGCGCTTGGGGGAGTTAAGGGAATATGTCCCCGCAGACCCGAAGCACGCCCATCCCCCGCCGTCGTCGGCTACCCGGAGCCAGACCATCCCGTTTGCGTCTTTCCAGACGCTGTTCACTGGGTATTCCGGCTCCCGGGAACTGTGGATCTTCCGCAGCAGCTGCTCAGCGGAGTAGATCGTGGACCCCTGCCCCCGGACTTGCAGTGCCTTCTCCGCGTCCCTGATCTCTTTCACCGTGACGGTATCGTCATCGGAGAGCACGGATTTCTCCCTGTTGTTATGCAGCCTCCGCAGGAATGATTCCCCGGAGGATTCCGTCAGCCATCCCCGGAATGCATAGCGGATCTCTTCCTCGCTGTAGCTTGTCATTTCCTCATCCTCCGGATGTACCACGCGACAGCCATCGCGGAGATCACGAACAGGCTGGTCGCCGCGAGCAGGAGCACCGCGAAGGCCTCATGATTGCTGAGCCGCTGTCTCCTGCTCACCGTGTCGCCTCATCTTCTTCCGGGAACCTGGTTTCCTGTCTCATTTTCCCTTCCCGGGCTTGCTCCCCTTCAGGTAGGTCACCCACCTCCCCACCGTCCTGCCGCACGGACCGCACAAATCCGACCCCCGTTTCCGCCTGCGGGTATTGCAGATGACGCACTTGCTGCGCTTCATTTCTCTCCCTGATCTCCAGCGCGGGCCAGCAATGATAAACCATCCCGTCATCTTCGAGGATCTCGAAGTTCCCGCCGTCCCCGATCCCCAGCAGCTGCCCGGAGATGACCTCATTGCTCCCGTAGGCAGTGCCATCCGGATTGACGCCCTCTCTGTCCAGGGTGACGATGACCTGTTTCCCCAGGAAACCTTCATGGTGATGCTTCGGGCGGCAGAGATATTCCATCAGGATCTTCAGCTCAGTGAACTGATCTTCCTCCCAGGTACCTTCCATCTGTCTCATGAAGACCGTCAGGGCGTCGATGAGGTAAGCCCTCTCGGCGGCAGTGAAGGCGAGCGCCTGGCTCTGGGGAATAGTCACGGCATCCTCATGGTTGCATCCGGTGAAAGGACGTGGTGATGATGACAGGTTTCGGAGGGTTCCTTGTCCTGGCAGCAGTCTATAACGCTGCCACCGGGAACTGGGGCAATGCGGCAGCATGCCTGTTCCTCGGGATGGCGCTGCTCACCGTCAGGGCTGACCGGGGTCCGGCGCAGTACCGCCCGAGGAGAGCGTACTGCCGCCACTGCGGGGGGTATCACCTGGCGACGGAGCCGCATACCGGGTAACCCGGTCCCACGCTCCCCCGTGGCGGACCTGGACCCCGCTGTCTTTCGGCGTCCAGCCTCCGCGATGGTGCTCCATGCACTCAGGGCATCCGCAGCACCACTCGCAGCTGACGACCTTTGCCTGTTCTCCGGATTCCATGAATCGGGATATCTCTTTCAGGGTATGACCTTGACAGAGGGATTCCGCAGGCTGGTAGTGATCACAGCCGCTTGCCAGCGTGATCTTCGCGCAGAGATAGCAAGTACGCATATCGAGCGCTGTTGTGCAAATCGCACAGGAATCTAGTACCGCCATCCGTATCTCCTGACCTCGATTCCCGCTGTTTCCGCTCTTTCTGCGGTCTTCCCGGCTCCGTGAGTGTCATGCGGTATTTCCCCCTGGCATTCATCTCGCCTGCACTGATCGAGAAATGCCAGCCACCTGCTGGCGGTGCCCTTCCCCAGGTAAACCATCGCGGAATCCCGCACGTGCCCGCCGGGTTTCCCGTAGAAGCCCCACAGGGGCTTGATGATCGCGGTGTGCCATCCCCGGGAGTCTGCCTCGACGTGGCACAGTTCATCTCCCCCGGCAGCCCCGCCGTTGATCACCACCACGAGTTCTTTCCTCCACGTACGCAGGAAAAACTCAGCCGTCTCATCGAAGGCATCGGAGATCTGCTTTCTGTCCTTCCAGGTCCGCGATGCGGTCACCCCGATGATCACGATCCCTCACCCAGGAACACCTTCAGCGTCCTGTCATCATCCTGCAGGCTCAGTGACACTGAGATATCATATGCCACCAGTGCCCGGGGAGATTCCGGGCTGGTGCTTATCCTGCGCCCGGAGTGGTTGACTACCTCGAAGCGAGTGACTTTCCTGGTAACCGCCAGCAGTCCCGCGTTCCGAAGGGCATCCGCGATGTCTTTCGCCAGGGACCACCCGATCCTGCCGAAGGCATTCGTTTCCTCCTGGTTTTTCCTGATCGCGTCGCTGATGACCTTCTCTGCCGGATCCCAGCCCGCCGGGTTCTCCACTGCTACCTCTTCCCGGGGAGCTTCGCGTTCTTCGAGCGCCGGTTCCTGCGCATGTCCCGGTCGATCTTCCTGGCCTTACGCCTGCACGGTCCGCAGATAAGACGGAACCGCACCCGCCTCCCGCAGCCGTTGAAGCACTTCCTCTTCCCGTTCGTCCCGCCTCGGTGCATCCCTCTTCCCTTCTCTCTCCGCAGGAGCATAACGCCGCCCGCAGGACCAGGTTACCCGTTTGACAGCCTTCCCGCAGGAGAGTAGTGTTCTTCTCGTGCGGGTCGGACGAGGATCGGTTATCTGACACACTGATAACCTCGGTGAGCGTTACCCCGGGAGACCGGTTCCGGTTCTCATTAACACATCCGCGCGCTGACAAGTACATATACTGACGGGTCGGATGAAGATCGGTTATCGATGGTTCGAATCCACCTGCCGGGGTAAAACCTGGCAAAGCCTGTGATGGCTCAGGCACCCGGTCTCAGCAACACATCCGTCAGCCGAACTACATAACCAGCGGGTCGGACGGGCATCGGTTATCAGTCCCAGCCAGGGTTCGCCTTGGGATTCAGAAAACGGTGCTTTACTTGCCACATCCGCTGGGCACAATTACATAGACCTGATGGCGGGTCGGACGAGGATCGGTTATCGCCTTTTAAGCGGGAAGTTGCGGGTTCGAGTCCCGTCTCCGGGTAAAACCGGGGTAACTCAATTGGCAGAGTGCCTAAACATCGGTTCTCACAGAACATATCTGCCATCACAAGCTCCTGCGGGTCGGAGGGGATCGGTTATCACCATACAGATGCAACCCGGTTCCCATTCACACATCTGCAGGGCCATCAGGAGGAATCCGCGCGGGTCGGACGGATGTCGGTTATCTTTCTGGGAGAAGAGGGTGCGGGTTCGATTCCCGCCAGCCTCCCTTCGTGGAGGCTGTAGCTTAATGGCAGAGCACTAAACCCGGTGTCCATGAACACATCCGCGCGGTCCTTTCTCAAAGCCCTGCAGTTCCGCACTGCGGGGCTTTTCGCATGAATCCAGGGAAAGGGGAAGGTAATGCCACGCAATGACCCGCTGCTCTCCACGGGCACCAAGAAGACTGCCCAGTCAGAGCAGGCGGATCCCCGGCAGGTGAAAAACAACGCTGGGGGCTGGACTTTCCAGCTCGGGAACTTCCCGCAGATCTACCGCTTCCTCACTCTCGGCACCACCGGGGGCACCTTCTACGTCGGCGAGAAGAAGCTGACCAAGGATGCAACCGACGTCGTGAAGAGGGTTGCCCGGGAGAACGCCACTGCCCTCGCCGGGGCCGCCCGGGATATCTCCGTGGCAGGCAGGGCTCCGCGAAATGACCCGGCTCTCTACGCCGTTGCCGCCGCCAGTGTTCTCGGAGATGATGACGGTCGCAAGCGCGCCCTGGAGATCCTGCCGGAGGTGGCTCGTATCGGCACCCACCTGTACGCCTGGGCGGAATACCGCGAGCTGTTCGGCGGATGGACCCGGGGTTCGCGCAGGGCGGTCAGCGGCTGGTACCTGGATAAGGACCCGGAGGAGCTGGCGCGCCAGCTGATCAAGTACCGCCAGCGCAACGGCTGGACGCACAAGGACCTGCTGCGCCTCGCTCACCCGAAGACCTCCGACCCGCAGCTGAAGGCTCTTTTCGACTTCGCCTGCGGGCGGGAGACGGATATTGCCCTGCCCCAGGTGATCAGGGGTTACCAGCAGGCACGGGAGATCGAGAAACGCGCCACGGGAACCGCCCGCGCGAAGGCATGGGTCAACCTGGTCAGGAACATCCCGGGACTTCCCTGGGAGGCGTTCCCCGACGAGGCGCGCACCCACGCGGACTTCTGGCGTGCGCTGATTGACCAGGGGATGCCCATGACTGCCCTGATCCGCCAGCTCCCGACATTGACCCGGCTCGGGGTCCTGGCTCCCATGTCGGAGCACCTGAAGAAGGTCACGGACCAGCTCCGCGACCAGGACAAGCTGATCCGTGCGCGGGTCCATCCGGTGAGCCTGCTGATCGCGATGAAGACCTACGCTGCCGGTCAGTCCATGTACGGTGGCAGCACCTGGACCCCGGTCCCGCAGGTCATCGATGCCTTCAATGACGCCTTCTACCTGGCGTTCAAGGCAGTCACGCCAAGCGGGAAGCGGACCATGCTGGCTCTCGACGTCAGCGGATCCATGACGTGGGGGAACACCGGAACTCCGGGACTGTCCCCCAGAGACATCTCCGCCGCCCTGTCCCTGGTCACCGCCGCGACGGAGGAGAACTACCTCATCACCGGCTTCACCAGCGGCAACGGCAGGGGTGAAGGCATCTCGGGACTGAAGATCTCCCCGAAACAGCGCCTGGATGATGCCGTGCGGGTAATCGCGAATCTCCCGTTCGGCGGCACGGACTGCTCGCTGCCGATGATCTGGGCGCAGAAGAACAAGATCGAGGTGGATACCTTCCAGGTCTACACGGACAACGAGACCTGGGCGGGACGGATCCACCCGCACCAGGCTCTGGTGCAGTACCGCAACGCGACGGGAATCAATGCCCGCCTCGCGGTTGTTGGCATGACCGCAACCCAGTGCAGCATCGCGGACCCGGCAGACCCCGGAAGCCTGGATGTTGCAGGTTTTGACAGCAACGTCCCCGCGATGCTGGCAGACTTCTCGCGCGGGGACATCTAGGAAGGGAACGAAGCATGGCGAACAACGGTGACACCCAGGCCCTCCAGGCGATCCCGGTCTCAGAAAGCGAGGACCGGATCTTCCAGACCCTGACGAGCAAGAAGAAGACCCTGGAGGACGTAGGGCTGGTCAAGCTCGTGATGACCTACGTGGATAACGGCGTCCATGTGGTCAAGACGCACCTGATCCCCCATGCGGTCCTCGACGCGATCGTCAACACCGTGGAAGATGAGGCGGTCGCGTGACGGACGACGAGCTGACCCGGATCGCCCGGACGGTCCATTACGCCAATATCGGGTGGAACATCGGGCTGGAGGATCCCGCTCCTGATCCTGGGTTCGACATCCTCCCGGACTGGCACAAGCAGTTCATCATCGACCGGGTACGGGCGATCCGGGATGAGTCCGTCTTCCTGGATGACGAGGACCTGGCGCTGTACATCCACCAGCAGTGGGTGGACCTGATGATCGCCAGGGGGTGGAGGCTGGGGAAGGTGAAGGATCCGGCGGCTGTCCCTCCTACGCACCCCTGCCTGCAGGACTGGCGCAAGCTTCCTCCTGAGCAGCAGAAGAAGGACCAGATGGCAATCGCGATCGTCAGGTCCCTGCTCTAGCCCCTGCCGATCCTTCCCGGCAGGCAAGAAGCCCCGGAGAGCGCATCCTTCTCTCCGGGGCTTCTTTTCCGTCTTCAATTCGAACTGGTTTTCGTGATAACCTGGTATATCATGCCAGCTGTCATCCCGGTTCACGTCGCTATCCGCACCCGGCTCCGTGACTCCGCCGGGCATGCCCTCATTCTCGACCAGAAGCTTGAGCTTCTCATCGCGGAAAGGCCTTCGAAGCCTTCGGGCGGCTTCCACGGCAAGATCGATTTCTCCCAGCCCCCGTGGTATGCCCCTGTTGCCCACTCTCATCTCGAACTGCACGCCTTGAGCCGCAAGCTGGAAAGGGAGATGCGCTGGGAGCTGGTCCTGCCGCAAAGAGCGAGAGGCGGGAGCAATGCTAATACCCGCAAGGCCCTGGATGCTGTCTGCCAGCTTTCCGAAGGAACCGATGATTTCATGGTCCGCCTCTGCACGAGAGAGCTGGAGAAGTGGTCCAGGAAAGCGTCCATTGCGCTGGAACTGACCGAGATTCCCAAGCGGCTTCCCCGCTCTCCGGGTTCTCCCGAGCCGAAGTGCCCGTTCTGCGAGAACCACACGCTGAGGGCAAGAGCCCTGGAAGGAAAGATCTTCTGCGTCAACCCGGATTGCAAGGATGAAGAAGGGCGTAAGCCCGAAGCCCGGATGGAATACTCTCCTGTTACCGGCAACTGGGAGATGGTCTGGATGGATAATGTCGTAGGACTGCCTGCATGAGACCCCGGGGGCTGCCTTCCTCGTGGATTATCGTCACGGCGGCATATGGCACGGAGAAGAAGCAGCCGTCACGGCAGCGGGAACTGACTGCGGCGCTCGCTTATGAGGAAACAGCGGAAGGTGACGATGCCTGAAGGAGCGCACCCCCTTCCCGGTATTGACGACGACAGCGCTGTTACCGGTGATCTCGGTCCTGATTTCAGGCGCAAGCTCGCCGGATGGCTGAGTCTTCCCTTCGTGGACCTTGACGGCACCAGCTGGCCTCTTCCCTTCGCTGCCCAGATCCTCGGCGTGAAGGAGCCTGACCTGCGGAAACGAGTAAAGGAAGAGGGACTTCAGCCCTCCGGAGTGATCCGCATGCGGGACTACCGGTCCCAGGGGCGGCAGCCTCGGGCGTATCCCGCCTGTGAGCTTATCCGCATCGCGGAATCGATGGAATTTCCCGATTCTCCTGACAGCGTTTGACGACCTGTGCACAATAGCGTATAAGTGACGTAAGGACAGCTATCCCTTGTCACCGACAGGCTCGCTGTCCTGCTGATTCCTGGGGACCCTTTGCGAGCGTACTGCTAGCTCAGGAGTCATATGACTTCGCACCGAGGACGGCACCGCCGCCCTAGCCGGACGGGAACTGCCGTAGCTGCCGCAGGATCAGGTCTCGCGGTAACCGCGATCATCGCGGGCACGCCTGCCGCAGCCTCGGCAGGAACCCTTCCTGCCCCGTCCGCTCCTGTCTCGTCGGAGCACCTTCCCGTCAGGGCGGTCGCCGACACGATCCGCGCCGCGCAGCCTCTCACGGTCTCCGTGCAGAGCGGGGACACCCTCTCGGAGATCGCCAGGGACCGCTGCGGCAATCCCGCAGACTGGACCGGTATCTACGCGGCGAACAAGGGCAAGATCTCCGACTACAACATGATCTACCCCGGGCAGGTCTTCACCCTGTCCTGCAAGACCTCCTACGTGCCCCCGCCGGTCACGGAGACCTATACCCCCCGGCACTCCGCGACGCAGCAGGTGCAGAGCCTGCAGGGCAACGTTTCCACGGCGGGCATGGGCGGCTTCCAGTCCTGCGTGATCACCCGTGAATCCGGCGGGCGTAGCCAGGTGATGAACTCCAGCGGTCACTACGGGCTTTACCAGTTCGACTACGGCACCTGGGTATCCGGCGGCGGTTCGTCCGCCGACTTCGGGCATGCCAGCGTGTCCGAGCAAGACCGGGTGTTCGCCAGCGTCTACGCGGCGCGGGGCACCAGCCCGTGGGCTCCCTACGACGGGTGCTGACCGTGGGACGGCACAGGAAGCACGCCTCTTACGCAAAGCACGCCCGGAACGCGGCAACGGCAGCCGTTTCCGCCGTGATCTTCGGGATGTCTCTCGCGGGGACTCCCGCGCAGGCATCGGCTACCCCCGGCAATGCCGCACTGAACTGGGAGGAGGCCCATGCGGCTGGCTGCTGGTACAACTACGGCGGCACTTCCTGCGGGCAGGGCTACGACTGCTCCGGTGTCGTCTATGAAGCGTTCCTTCACGCGACGGGCATCAACCTGGGGCGCGACACCTACGCCATGCTGCGCAGCCCGCACCTCCAGGCGATCCCGGTGGCGGACGCGCGGCGAGGGGACCTGCTGTTCTACGGCACCGGGCACGTGGAGCTGAAAACGCGCTGGTACCACACGTCTTATGGCGCGCACCACTCGGGGACCCGGGTCGGGTACGCGCACTGGAACGGCTACTGGGCACCGACGATGGCGTTCCGGGTAGTCAGGTGATAGGCTGACGAGCGCTACGCGCCCTTCGGCGAGAAGACAGAACCCCGGAGCTTGACCCTCCGGGGTTCTGTTATGTAAGGAGGTGGTTGTGTAGCAAGAACAGACCCCAAGAAGCTCTCCGACGAGACCAAGGCTCGCCTGGCGCAGGAAATCCTCGCTTTCAAGGCAGCCAGGGAGCCCCGCCAGTGGGAAGAGCAGGCTTACTTCAAGCAGCTCCCCCCCGACCATCCCAGGCATCACCTGACCGATCCCCGTACCGGGAAGCGCTGCGGCTGCGACGGTCCCAACCCGGACTGGCAGACCTGGCTGCTGATGACCGGACGTGGATTCGGGAAAACCCGCACCGGAGCCAACTGGGCGATCTCCCGGGGTCTTTCCGAGCCGGGCATCTGGGTCGCGGTCTGCGCCCCCACCTTCGCCGATGTCAAGAACACCTGTTTCGAGGGTCCGTCCGGGATCAAGCACATGGCGCAGCCCGGCGAGATTATCGACCATAACCGCAACGACCTGCGCATCACCCTCCGCAACGGCAGCATCATCCAGGGTTTCTCCGCCGAGAAGCCCGAGTCGATCCGTGGTGCCAACCTCGCGTACTGCTGGTTCGATGAGCTGGGGATTATCCGCTACCCCGAGTTCTACGAAGCCGGGCTGCTTCCTGCCCTGCGTGTCAGCAAGGGCCAGATGATGATCACCACCACCCCGCGCAATACCAAGCTGCTCCGGGAGATCATCAAGGAAGCGGAGACGAACCCGCAGAAAGTCCACTTCACTCACGCCACCTCCGCCGAGAACTGGAAGGCGGGCGGCGTCACCGAGATGATCGAGAGGGTGACCTCCCGTTTCGAGGAAGGCTCTTTCCTGGAAAGGCAGGAGCTGCAGGGCGAGTTCATCGCAGAGATCCCCGGTGCCCTGTTCCAGATGGAATGGTTTGACAGGTTCCGCGTCGGTCACGACGAGATCCCCGACTTCCGCCGGGTGGTCGTCGCGGTGGACCCGGCGTCTTCCTCTTCCTTCAAATCCGACGAGACCGGTATCGCGGTCTGCGCCGAAGGAGAGGACCGGCACCTGTACACCCTGGAGGACTGCTCGATCCAGGGAACCCCGGATCAGGTGATGGATACCCTCATCGGGGCGTTCCACAGGTGGAGTGCCGATATGGTCGTCGGGGAGAAGAACGGGGTCGGGGACTACTTCAAGACTATGCTCTACAACAAGAATCCCTACATCCCGTTCAAGGCCATCCAGGCGATGAACTCCAAGAAGATCCGGGCGCAGCCCATTTCCCCGCTGATGGAGCGCGGGCAGATACACATGGTCGGGGAGCATAATGCCTTCGAGGAGCTGGAAAGGCAGCTGTGCGCCCTGACCGCCTACGACGACCGGGTGAAAGCCCACGACGACCGCGCCGATGCCTGGGTTTACGCTATGCGCGAGCTGTGCGGCTTCGCCATGGTCAACTACAAGGAGATCTACGGGTTCATGCCCTGCGGCAACTGCCGCGAGGACGTGCAGATCATGGTGGATAAAGCCTGCAAGAAATGCGGTGCCCCGGTAGAGATGAAGCCGCAGCGGGATCTCAAGCACCAGAAGTCGGCGATCCGGTGGGCGGCAGCATATAGCCGGACCTGCCCGCAGGGTCACGAATACGCCATGAAGCTAGGGAAGTGCCCGGAATGCAACCCCGATCCGATGGCGTATATGTCGGAGATCGCCAAGCTTACCGGAGCGGGAAATTCCGGGAGAAGTTATACTGGGAGAAACTGGCTTTCCGGGAGGAGAATCTGATGACTTTCACTAACTACTCGGTGACCTCGGCTATTCCGTGGAACCCGGTTCCTGATACGGGCATTTACTGGTATCCGGCGCATGCTGCTCATGCCGGGAAATGCCTGAACTGCGGCTACTGCCCTTGCTGCGGCAAGTCCGACATCCCCGGGAAGCTTACTCCCGAAGATGGCTAAGCTGACCCCGGAGGAACGCCTGGCGATGCAGGCTACCGGGCTTTTCAGTGCCCGCCCGGAGGGGCTGTGCCAGGATTGCGGGGGATATCACCTCCGCGCCTGCCCGCGCGTCAAGAAGCAGACGTGGATCGGCAACGGGAACCGCACTGAGGTGGAATACTGGCAGGAATGGGATGAGAGCCAGGTAATATTCATAGAAGATGTCTTCGACGATTCTCCTGAGGAGGATGATTGAGCGACGAAACGCCCATGCCCCCGGACCCTTTCGGTCCGCCGGAAGAGGTCCTGAATATCATGAAGGGACTCGCCCAGATTCATTCTGCCGGGATGATGTCCGGTCTCTCCGAGCCGGTGATGACGCAGTTTATCTCCAATGTCTTCATCACCTTGTCGATGATGCAGAATGCCCAGCAGGAAGGCTAGGCGGCTGGCGCGGTCTGTCGTGCTGGGCTGGCAGAGCGTCTGCTCCGACTGCGGGGATGTCTACAAAACCTTCGCCGGGCATTCCTGTCCCCGGAAGAGGAAATAGGATACGATAGGAATATCATCATCCGCGCGACCCAGGAAAGGTTTCTCCAGCTGGGCATACGGGCGGAGATGGTATTTGCCTTAACTGCGGTATTGTGATATAAGTATCACAGGAGTACCTGTGCCCGCCGTGACCTCGGCGGGTTTTTTCATGCCCGGAGGCAGCCCGTGACTACGTACCGGCTGTTTCCCGCGACGAATGGTCCCGCGTCTCCGGTCTCCTATACCGGGAATTTCCTTTCCGGGGTGATCTTCGAGGTCACCCAGGGGGGAATGTGGTTCAGCGGGTACTGGATCTGGGTGCCCGGTACCAACGGCGATACCGTAGCGCGGAAATGCGCGCTGTGGAACATCAACGGCGCGGCGACCGGGACGCTGGTTCCCGCCACGACGGTCACTTCCGGCGTCCTCACCCGGGGGCAGTGGAATTTCGTGGCACTGGCATCCCCGGTGCCCCTTGCGATCGGGACCGCCTATAACGCGGCGATCGGGTGGTTCGTCACGAACGGCACGGGATTCCCGGATTCCGACACGTCAGGCGCAGGCGGCGGACCAGCGGGATCCTGGGGGACCGGCGGGAATACTGCTGGCATCACGAACGGGCCGCTGACGGCTTTCTCGGACCAGCCGGTGCACGGCGGGACAAAGGCTGAGCCGTACGGCACCTCGCAGGGAGTGTTTTCCACCGCCGGGACCGACCCGTCGCTGATCATGCCGAACGCAGGGTCGAACTCGGGAAATTTCTGGGTGGACGTGCAGGTAACCGATACGGGTCCCGTGACGTATTCCGGCTCGTACAGGATATACCCGAATAAGGTCGATACGAACCCGGCGACGGTCACGGACCTCGGCGTCAACTATGTGCTGGGAACGGAATTCCACCTGTCGCAGCCGTGCACGCTGAATAAGATCTGGTATTACTCCCCGTCAGGAACAACGCAGCTCGCCACGTCAGCTGACATATGGTCGATCCAGGGAGCCAGCTCCGGGACGAAAGTCGCGGGGACGAACTCCCCGTCGTGGTCGGGAGCTGCCGGTGCGGGATGGATTTCCTGCTCGTTCGCCGGAGTGACGCTTCCTGCGGGCAACTACAAGGTATCCGTGTTCAATAACGCGGCATCCCCGGTCGGGTGGTCGGTGAAGGATGCGGCTACGAATTACTGGGGGACCGGAGCGGGAGGCAGCGGGATCACATGGGGTCCGCTGTCAGCCCCGGGACTGTCCACGGCATCGCTGGCGTACGTGTTCCTGGGTGCGGGCGGAGGCAATACCCCGCCGTTCTCGAATGGCTCGGGAACGACGGAACGAGGTCAGTGCACGTTCTCGCAGCCTGTTTCCCCGCCAGGTCCCGATCAGTTCCCTTATCTCTACGTTGACGGTCTTGCGCAGAATTACTGGCTGGACGCCGAGGTCACTCCTGTTACTTCAACTCTCGTCCCGCCGCTCACCAGCCAGCGATCCGGGCTCTTCTGACGCTGAAAGGCTTCTATGGCACGCTATAAGGCACAGCTCACCTCCGGCGCGGCACTGGCGTCCGGGACGGCTTTCGCGTGGCTGGGGTACTCGTCCGCGACCGGGCTGCGGCTGCGCAGGGTGATCATCGGGGTGATCGCCGGATCGTCGGCGGTGAGCAGCCAGCAGCTCCAGGTCGGGATTAACCCCACCCACGCCGGATCCCCGAATACCCCGGTGAACGCGACCGCCTTCCCGATGAACTCCGCTTTCGCCGCGAACAGCAACAACCTGATCTCCGCCTGGACCGGGGCTCCGACCTTGAATGCCGCCGACGAGATCACCTTGACCTTCAACTCCCAGTCCGGCGGGGACTTCCCGTGGGAGATCCCCGAGGACCTTTCCCCGCCGTATGCTCCCGCGACCAATGTCGGGTTCGCGTTCGTGAACCGGGTCAACACCATGCCGTCAGGATCGAGCTACACCCTGACCGTGGAATGGGAAGAGTAAGTGCAGCGCCGTTACCGGGTCCTGCGCATGTTCCGGCGCAGGAGATCACTGCGGGTTATCCCGGTGTCGGCTTCCTCTCCCGCGATCACCTTCACCCTCGGGATTCCCTACTCGAACTGGATAACCGGAGGGTAAATGGGATTCGCCATGATCGGGCAGTCTCACCTGTCCACCGAGGACGTGAACATCCCGGTAAACGCACTCAGGGCCGGGGTTTCCTATAACCCCACGGCGGATACCGTCCAGTTCGCGTTCATGCCGACCCCGACGCAGGTCCCGCAGAACTCCGACTGGGTTTCCGGTTCCTGGGATTCCGTCCCGTCGAACGTGCTGTACCCCTATACGGCGAAATGCCTGGTCGGTCCGGCGGGAACGATCACCCTGGGAATCGGTACCTACATCATCTACGTGAAGATCACGGACAGCCCGGAAATCCCCGTGCGTATCGCAGGACAGCTCCAGGTGTCATGAAAGAGGCTCATTGACCCGGCCCGGCGCGATCGTCAGTGCCATCAAGTCCATTCCCGGAGGGGCGCGTTACACCGCTGCCCCGCAGGCTTCCGGCATGGGCAGGATCAGCCCGGTCCAGGCGGAGATGTACTACAACAACTCCTACGCCAACACTTACGGTCCTTTTCTTCCCCGCGATCCGAGAGTGTTCACTGACGGGGCTTTCGCCCCGATGTCCCCGATCCAGCCGACGCCGGTCGATGAGCCGCCGCCTGGCGGGACATTCCCCGGTCCCAGGTGGTGGCAGTACCGCAATGCCTGGAACCTCCCGACTCCTCCCGGGTCGGAAGGGCTCAAGCTGGCGTCTTTCGACCAGCTCCGCACCCTCGCCCAGAAGTACTCGGTCGCCAGGGCTGCCATTGAGCTGCGCTGCGAGGAGATCCGGGGGCTGCGCTGGGATATCACCCTCACTACTGATGCCGCGAAGGCATACCAGGGCGACCGCAGCGCCATGCGGGATTTCGGGGAGCGCAAGGCGAAAGCCAAGAGGTTCTTCCGGCGTCCTGACCCGGATTTCTGGAATTTCGACACCTTCCTCAATGCGTTCCTTGAGGAAATCTTCGTCTATGATGCCCTCGCGCTCATTTTCCGGCCTAAATACGGCGCTTCCTTCGGAATGGGCGGAAGAGGACTCCTCGGCAGCAACCTGGACTCGCTCAATCTTGTGTCCGGACCTACGATCCGCCCCCTGATCGACATCCACGGAGGGCACCCGAGACCCCCTGCCCCTGCTTACCAGCAGTTTCTTTACGGAGTCCCTCGCAGCGACTACATGACGCTGGCAACAGGCTCCGATATCGAGGAAGCTGGTCTCGCCGGGGCTGAAGTCAATGATTTCAACTCCGATATCATGCTTTATGCCCCCTACTGGGCGACGAGAGAGACTCCCTACGGGTTCCCCCCGGTTGAAAGGGCGCTGCTGCCTATCATCAGCGGTCTGCAGAAGCAGGAATTCCAGCTCGACTATTTCACTGAAGGAACGGTTCCCGCCGTTTACATATCGCCGGGCGATAGTAATATAACACCTACTCAGATCGGCGAGCTGCAGAATGCCCTCAATGCCCTCGCAGGTGATCCGGCATATCACCTGAAGGTCGTCGTGCTGCCTCCCGGAAGTAAGGTAGAGCCGCAGCGCCCGGTTGACCTGAGCGATTCTTTCGACTATCTCGTCATGAACCAGGTCTGCATGGCATTCGACGTGCAGCCCTCGGAACTGGGCATCATCCCCGACATCGGGGGGACTCCCACCGGCCCTTCCGCCTCCGGGGTGAGGTTCTCCGGCGAGGAAGCCCGTGACGTGAAGTCCCGCAAGTCCACCTTGCCCTTGCTCAAGTGGATCGCGGACATCTTCAATCACATCCTCCGGGACATCTGCGACCAGCCGGACATGCAGTTCGAGTTCGAGGGGCTGGTCAACGACCAGGACAAGCAGGCGATTACCTCTCTCGGCGTCGAGCAGATCCAGAACGGCGTTGCCTCCATCGATGAGGTCCGGGACCGGCTGGACATGCCCCCGTGGGGACTGCAGGAGACCTCCGAGCCGATCGTGATGACCCAGAACGGACCCATCCCGTTCTCCGAAGCACCCAAGCTCATCCAGGCGATGCTTACCCAGGGGCAGAATCAGGGAAGCTCCTCCTCCGGGAAGAAGAGTCCCGCCAAGCCGAAGAAGGGCACGTCCGCCACCAAGCCGAACGGCACCCATTCCGCCCCGGTCTCCCCCTCGCGACCCGATCCTTCCTCCACTCCCCAGCACGCGGCGGCACAGGGGGCTACCAGGACCCTGCGCCCCCAGCGGGGTTCTACCGGAGGTACCGGAAGAACTGGCAACAACGGCTCCCGCAAGAGAGGGCAGGGACTCGCTCCCACTCAGAACCGGATCCGCAACAAGGCAGCGGCAGCTTCCGAGCTGGACGCGCTGAGAAGGCACCTCAGGAAGGGCAGGGAGATCACTTCCTGGGAGCCGGTGAACATCACCAACGGCACCCTCGCCAGGATCGCGGAGGATATCGCGAAGGGCGTGCTGCTGGATACCGCCATCGGGCGGGCGATGGACATCGAGGCAAAATCCGAGAGCATCACTGACCAGCTTGATCTCTCACCGTGGGTGGACATGACGCCGGTCAGCGGCTATTTGCAAGGACCTGTCCCTTTCTCGGAAGCCCCTGAGCTTATCGCGGCAGCCGTGAAGTCTTCCTCTCAGTTCCCCGGCTGGCAGCAGGACCTCGGTCTCGTCGGGCATTACAAAGAGGAAATCAGCCAGGCATTCCAGGACGCCGAGATCAAGGGCTCGCAGATCCGCAAGGATGCCGCCTCGGGGAAGATGTACGTCTCCGTGGGGACTCTCCACGGGCTCATCTCCGACGCCACGAAAGAGACTTTCCTCGCGGCGATGACCCCTATGTGGACCAAGGCGTGGAAGCTCGGGTATGATTCCGCCGGAGAACTTCTCGGGAAAAGCGCAGGGGATTACGGAGATCACCTTCAGGACTTCCTGAACACCGAGGGCGCTCACTGGCTGGAGCAGGTCTCCCGGACCGGGCTGGGGAACTCCAATGCCCGCAGCGAGATCATCGCCAGGACTGAGGTAGCCCGAGCCATGAACGACGGCGCGATGCAGTGCTACCGCGATAACGGGGTCAGTCACAAGCATCTCGCCATAGCCCCCGACGACGCCTGCGATATCTGCAAGGACGCCTCCTCTGACGGGGTTATCCCCCTGGACGCCTCGTTTTCCCACGGCGGTCTCTCCGGTCCCTGTCACCCGAACTGCCGGTGCGTCCCCCTTCCCGCCGGAACCGACGCCATGCCGCCGCAGGCGCATAAGAGCGAAGACGAATCCCGCGTCGCCTGGCTGCTGATCCGCGCAAGAGATGATGACGGGAAATGGCGCTACCTCCTCCAGCAGCGCGATGACGGGACCTGGGGAATGCCCGGCGGAACCGCCCATGTCGGCGAGGAGGGAATGACCGCCGCATTCCGCGAGACCACCGAGGAAATCGGCGAGATCCCGGCTCTCAATATCATAAGGGACTTCACGCACCTCGAAGAAGACGGCAAGCTGGCTTACCTGTACCTGTGCGAATCGCCCGCGATGTTCACTCCCGCCATGAACGGCAGCACCCCCGAGGAGACCGCAGGGACAGGCTGGTTCCGCCGCAAGGAGATCAGCGATCTTGATCTCTCCCCGAAGTTCCGCGATGACTGGGACGGACCGGAGACCCCGCATCTTGAGCAGGCACTGAAAGACCAGTCGCTTAAGGTCCTGCAGAACATGGTCACCGAGACCGGGCAGCAGATCACCATCGATGACCCCGACCGCCACGGCGCGGGACTGGGCTCCAGGTGGCCTTATCCCCAGCGGGGCGGTGCTGAGTGGCCTGACGCGGGACCTGGGGCTGTCCCGGGACCTTCGGCTGGCGGGGAGCCTCCGAGAAGCGATCCGGATCACGCTGACTCGGCTGGCGCGCATCTCTACCCGAGAGGCTCCTCCGATGATGAATACCCGAAACGGCGTGTACGCAACCGTCCTGCGAGCAGGTTCCCCGATCAGGGAGAGGAAGAGCAGGACAAATGGCCTGAAGGGGGAATCGGCAGCGATCCCGGACCGGGAGCCATCTCGGTAGGATCCCCTAAGGTCGCCCCGCATCCGGTGGTCAGCACTCCCGGTCCGAAGACCCCGAAGCCCGCGACGCCGCGCCCGGGGCTTCCCGAGACAGCCGATCCTTCCGTCTTCGTCCAGCACTGGGATCCGGAGGAAGAAAGCAATGTCGTCGCCGGGAAGGGTGCTCAGCACGTCACCGACGCCAATCCCGTGGAATGGCGGCACGTCTACGCCCAGCTGGAGAAGAACTTCCCCAACGACGCCATCGAGTGGGTCAAGCGGGCACGCTGGATCGGTCCGGTCAATGTGCCCTGGGAGCGCGTCGATACCGACGACGAAGACAAGTGGGCGGCAAGTCACCAGCCGGACGCGGTGAACCGCTTCGCGAAGGGCATCAGGTCAGGAGAGGGGAACACTTCTCCTTCCGTTCTCGTGCAGGAGCCGAATTCCAACAGGGCGTTCATCGTGGACGGTCATCACCGAGCCCTGGCGCGGCACTACAAGCTGAACCAGCCGGTCCTTGCTTACGTGGGCAACATCAGCCCCCGGGACCGCATGGCGGCGCTGGAAACTCACACCAAGCAGATTCACCAGGGCTCTGATCCCGGAAATAAGTCGGTAAATCGCCCAAAAGTATCACAGTGGAGCGCTGATTATCGCGTTGCCACAGGTGATCATCGTTGCGGAAACTGCGTTATGTTTCACGATGGAACATGCGATCTCGTCGCTGGTGAGATAGCTCCCGAAGGGGTTTGCAAATACTGGGAGCCTCGACCTGAAGTAGAGCAAGTTCATCTCAAGTTCGAGGAAGCGGGAACAGCCGTAACGCAGCCCGGTCAGGTCTACGGAGCTGGGGTAGTCCTGTGAAGCGGCACCTTGACTGGTATTACCTGATCCGCGAAGCGGATATTATTTCCGAACGGACAGGATGGGGGCTTGCCAGTCTCTGGGCGTACATCAATCATGATGACTATGATGGCGCACTTCGTAAACTTCGAGATCTTCTTGAGCAGAAAATCCCCTTGAAGGATGGAAGTCGGCAGGTGATGCGACATGAGGCTGAATACCGACTCTGGAAGAAGCGAAGTGGTCTAGATAGTCCGCCATCAGCCGAAGTCGGTCTGGATCATCCTTAACCCAGCCGAGGATGAGATTGCAGTCTTTGCAAAGAAGCCCGCGAACCTGTTCGGTCTCATGGCAATGATCGATAGACATGCGGACAGTCCGGTTGCCGCAGATGTCACATCCTTCACCGGCTCGTCGTCGCTCTTCGATCTTCAAGCCATCCTCGCCGAAGATACGACGTACGCGAGCGATTCTCTGGTTCTTGAGACTGCGCTCCTTGTTCGCGTGATGCCACGCAATCGTGGTCTTACTCATGCATTTGATGCAGATACGCTTATGGCTGGTTCGATAGCGAGGATCGGACCCAAATTCTTCGATGAGTTTTGTCTCCTTGCATCGTGTGCAAGTGCGCTTCCCCTCGAAGTCAATACTCTCGGGCGCTGGACCGCCAACAAGTGGATCACCATGATCCATGAAACGCCTGTAGTGAAGTTTGCAGTATCCTCGGGCGACATGCTTCCTCCGGCATTCGGGAAGACTGCATTCCTTGTTAGATTCCATAGATCTAATGTAGCAGGGGAATGGAGGTGATGTAAAATGGTCGGAAAGTCAGCTAAGACTCCAGAACTGGCGTCAACGCCCAATCCTCTTGGAACGCACGGATTGTGGCATACGCCATCCAAGAAGGTTCCAGAGAAGCAGAAGCTTCCGAGCTACTTAACATCGAAAACATCGCGCATGCCCTCATGCGGAACGGGATGAGCGAGTCCGCTGCCATCGCCACGGCGGTCAATGCCACCCGGCGATGGGCGAAAGGCAAGGGGAAAGTCCACCCCGAGGTGATCGCGGCCTCGCGCGCCGCCCTCGCCGAATGGGAGAGGCTGAAGGAGTCCCACCATCAGTAAGAAGCGGAAAAGGCTCCTTCTCCATGATCTCGCGGTGGCGCTGAATGCCTGCGAGAAAGCCGGGATCAACCCGAGGCTGCGCCACGGGATCGTCTTTACTGACGCCGGTTACGTGATGGTCGTGAAAGACAGATGGGTTTCCCGCAGGCTTAACCGCAGGTAATTTGACATTTCCTGCGGTAATGGTTTAAAATCGCAGCGTGGTATAACTTTCGCTGCTTTCCCTCCAGCCCCTTCCCGGGGCTTTTTTTATGCCCTGAGATCAAGGAGTCATGTGGCAGCCACGCTCACCGACACCGGACAGCTGACCTACCTCAGTTTCCCTATCGACAAGACGGAGACAACCCCTGACGGGGATATCCTCGTCTACGGTAAGGCGACTGACGGCACGGTCGATGCCGATCAGCAGATCGTCCACCCGGACTTCAGTTCCAAGGCGATCGGGGAATGGCTGGCGACCGGCGGGAATGTCCGCGTCCAGCACAATGCTCAGCGTGACCCAGCAGGGATCGGCGTCAGTGCTGAAACTGATGCCAGCGGAGCTACCTGGGTGAAGTCACTGGTCATCGAGCCGGTAGCGCAGAAGCTGGTCTCCAAGGGAGCCCTCCGCGCCTATTCCGTGGGCATTGCCCGTCCCACCATCGAGAGGGACGTCACCGGCAAGGCGCGCGGCGGCATCATCACCGGAGGGCAGATCGTGGAGATCTCCCTGGTGGACCGCCCCGCGAACAAGTCCTGCGGCATCCAGCTGGTCAAGTCCGCTGATGACGGTTCTCCAGAATTTACCGGGAAGGTCTTCGGGGATTCCGATGTCATCGCCAAGTTCACCGACGCTGATGTCATCAAGGTGAATTACCACGATGAGCCTGCTCTGGCTGAGGATATGTCTCTCACGTTCACTCCCAACGACCTGGCGAAGATCCTGAAGTCCAAGATCATCGAGGGTCACTACGAGGAACTTGCGGCAAAGGCGCTTTATGACGCCGAAGCCGAAGTGTACAAGCGCGATGTCACCACGGCGGAGCGCCGCAGTCTCGCAAGCCAGGGTCATGCGCTCAGCGATGGCTCTTATCCAATCGCGAATGCAGGGGACCTGCAGAATGCAGCACACCTGGCATCCACCGGTCACGGCAATGCAGAAGGCGCACGAGCGCTTATTGCCAGAAGGGCAAAGGAACTGGGTGTGGCAAATCCCCTCTCCGATACCGACAATGACAAGCTGGACGGGGCGGAAGATGTCACCCCCAAGGAGGCTTCCCCGGACGTGACCAAGGACCCGGAGAAGGATTCCGAGCCCGAGGCGAAGAAGGCATCCAAGAAGAAGGGCAAGAAGATGCCCCCGTGGATGTCCGACGACGACGGCAAGGGCAGCAAAGACGATGGTGACGCCGATGACAAGTCGGCAGTTCCCGAGTCCTGCAAGCTCGACCACGCGCATTCCGAGAAGTGCATGCCGTCAGGTACTCCGCAGTCCGCTTCCGGCGCTTCTGATGCCGCGTCCATGGACGAGATGCCGAACCCCAGCGTCTACCAGAACTCCCCGATGCCCGCCGGGCGGGACACCCCCGACCACAAGGGTGCGGGCATGTCCCCGGAGAGCGCCGCGCTGCTGCGCTTCAAGCACATCGGCATGGACGCGGACCTGGGCAGGCTCCACGATCTGAGCTGCGCCGCGTTCCACCCGGACGAGGTAGCCAAGTACCACCCCTTCGCGGACTTCGCCACTCTCCTCGATGAGGACCTGTGGATGCGCAAGGCAGTGGACGCGGCGAGCGGTCCCGTCGAGAACGCCATGCTCATGACCCGGGTCTGGCAGGCGGTGCAGACGCTGAAGAACGCTAACGCCGCTGACCTCAACGATTTCAGGCTGGAGCTGCACAAGGCGTTCCGGGACGCGAACCCCGGTCCGACCAGCTACCCGACCCCGGGCATGATGTCTCCCGGCAAGTTCAAGCGCCCGGTCATCACGGGAGGTCACGCCGCGAACTCCCCCGGCTACGGCAGCCCGAACACGTCCGCCACCATCCCGGACACCCCCCCCAGCGCAGGCTCCTTCGGGCGTCCCCCGCTCAGCGCCGGGCACCAGTCCCCGAGCCCCTCGTTCATGAAGAGCGGCGGGCAGTACCCGTCCGAGACCGGCATGCCGACTTCTTTGACCTACGCGCACATGGAGAAGGACAACGCCCGCCGGGCACTGGTTATGATGCACGACCACCTGCAGCACCAGTTCCCGCAGGGCTGCCCCATGATCGAGCAGGACGCCTACCGCATCGACCAGAAGCCGCCGGTCCCCCCGATCGCGGGCAAGGCGGAAGACGCCAAGCCGGAGCCGGTCGCGGAGAAGGAGATGGCTGCCGCCCTGAGCGGAGAGTTCTCCGACGAGTCCATCGAGAAGGGCATGCGCAAGAAGCTCGCCAAGAAGGTCCTCAGCGGCAAGCTCACCGTCGATGAGGCACGCTCCAAGCTCGGCAGGATGCGTGCGCAGAAGCAGCAGCAGTTCCTCGCAGATGCCGTCGAGAAGGGCATCATGTCCGTCGATGAGGCGCGGGCGCAGCTGGGACTCAAGCCGCTGAATGCCCCGGATGCGGATATCGCCAAGGCGGCTCAGGCGGCTATCGAGAAGCTGGCTGCCGACCCGCAGTATGCAGGCAAGGTTACCTTCCTGCCGCCTGCGATCAAGGGTGCCGAGCCCGAGGTCGCCAAGGACGGAATTGACCCTGAGGTCATCAAGAACGCGGTAGCGGACGCGATTGCGCCGCTGCTGGAGAAGATCGAGAAGCAGGACAAGACCATCAGCGAGCAGGAAGCTCGCTGGGAGGCCGCTGCTGATCTCCCCGACCCCAAGACCGCCTCCTGGGCAGGTCTTGCGCTGAATAAGAACGTGCGCCCGGCGGGTGTCACGACAGTAGCTGAGAACGCGGAGCGTACTCAGGTAGCGCACATGCGCCAGGCATACCGTACCTGGCGCACTTCCGAGAACCCCTTCGAGCGGGAAGCTGCGCGGGCGGAACTCGATAAGTACGGATTCACTGAGTAATTTCGCTCCGATTCTAAGGAGATACTGTGGCGGATATCGTCACCGATGAGGGAATCGCAGCCCCTTCCATGGGGAATGCCTCCCTCGGCGGGGCAAATGCCTTCGCCGAGCGCGTAGCGCGCCGGTCTAACTACGAGGCGACTGCGACGTCCCTCGCCAAGAGCCTCGTCAAGGGCGTCGGTCATGTGACTAACAACGGCGCTCCCCTGACTGAGGCAACTCACAACCGCGACATCATGACGAAGAGCCACCAGGCTATTCTCGATGTCCGGGCAGCCACCTACGAAGGTGCCTGGGAGACCGAGAATGCCATGGGGCGCATTTCCCCTGACTTCTGGGCTGCCACCCGCTCCATCCCGCAGTACGCGGGCATCCACTCGATGGCGTCGCGCGACTCCCTGATGCGCAAGTCCATGACCGCGCAGCTGCAGAAGTCTTTCACTGCCACGAACATGGGCACCGCCGGAGTCCCCTACGGGCTGGTCCCGTTTGACCTGCTGGCACCGAGCCGTCTCATTTACCCGGTTTACACCCTCTTCCGCAATAAGTTCCCGCGCCCTGCGGGACAGGGTTCCTCGCGGCAGGTTTACGGGCTGCTCGGGATCAGCGGTTCCCAGACCGGCGGACAGGGCGTCATCGACATTTCCATCCCGGAACTCGTCACTTCCGGAGGTCAGCTGACGACCACCGCCACCTGGCCGCTGAATATCCCCAAGACCGGGACTCAGACCGAGTACAAGCTCAATGTCCCTTATCGTTTCTTCGGGTTGAGTGAGTCGCTCTCGTGGCTTGCCCAGTTCGAATCCCAGGGATTCGAGGACATTTCCGCGCTGGCGAACCTGGTCCTTCTCCAGGAGATGATGCTCGGCGAGGAATACCAGATGATTGCCGGTTCCTCGCAGAACCTGGCAACCCCGGCAGCAGTTACCGCAACTGCCCGGACCGCCGGTTCCAACGAGACCGCCATCACCGGGTTCACCACGAACGTCAACTTCAAGGTGTCCGCGCTGAATTACTTCGGCGAGTCCATTGCCTCTGCGGCAATCGGCAGCGCCGTCGCCATTTCCGCCGGGCAGGTCGTGGATGTCACGATTGCGCCAGTTGCAGGAGCCCAGCAGTACAACCTGTACATGACCACTAACGCGGGAACCTATTTCCTGCAGGCTGGCACCTCTGTGCAGAACGGCTCCGGCGCGGCTGGTACCACCACGTACCAGGGCACCCAGACCGCGAACTCCATCGGCGGGCTGCGGTTCACCGTACAGGGTCCGGTCGCCACGAGCACCAACGCCTCGGGACCCGGTTCGAGCACCACGAACTGCAACCCGACCACCGTTGACACCGGAACGGGAAGCTCCAACCGGATGGAAGGCCTCATCCCCACCCTGACCGGTCTTTCCGCAACGGGAAGCGGACCTTACAGCAATGTCGGGTTCGGCGGGTCGAGCAATGTCTGGAAGGGCGGCTACGTCAACTCCAGCGTGGGAACTCACCTTTCCACGAATGCCATCTTCACCGCATTGGATGCAATGTGGGAGAACAACGGCATGAACAACGTCAGCCCTGGCGTCTACAAGGCTGACCCGTCTGAGATCGTCGCTGACGGCGGTGACCTCATGCGGCTGGCAAATGACATGCTGCTGCAGGGAAACAGCCTCAACTACCTGCTCAACATCTCCCAGGACCAGATTTCCGGGATCCGCGCGGGAGCGGCAGTCGCCGAATTCGTGAACCCGGTTACCAGGTCCACCGTCAAGCTCACGGTCCACCCGTGGATGAGCCAGGGAACTGCGCTGCTGATGTCTTATCAGCTGCCGCAGACCTGGAGCCAGGTCGATAATGCCTGGGAAATGACCGTCGTACAGGACTACTGTTCAGTAGCTTGGCCTGTAATCGACGCCACCTTCCGCTACTCCATTTTCCTGCTCGGTTCCCTGGTGGCGCACGCGCCATTCTACAGCGGAATCCTGCAGGGACTGCAGGTAAGCGACGTTACGCCTTTCAGCTAAGCAACTTACCAGTCCCGGAGAAGCTGATTCTCCGGGACTGGTACAGGGCACAATCAAAAAGGAGAAAGTGTGCCTCTTGCAGCGACTCCGCTGACTACTGCCACGATTGCAGCAGGCGGAACGACGACCTGCTATTCGGTGCCCAGCACTAATACCGGGTTCCGCGACCTGATCCTGACCAACGCCAACACGAGCACCGGCACCGCGTTCACGATCTTCGTGGCAACCGCGTCCGCGCCCACGCCTTCGGTTGCTTTCGGGATCCCCGCCGGTCAGTCAATGCTCCTCCAGGGACCACTGGCTGCCAGCACCCAGATCTACGCAACCTGCGTCTCGGCGGCAACCCTCGTCGTCGGGCAGGGCAGCGTCGTTTCCGTCATCTAAGGAGCCGACATGCCTAACCTCGGTGCAGGGGTCGATCAGGTGGTCAACCCCACTACGATCCCCAACTGGGTTTTCACCCCGACGCCGAACGCGCCGTCTACGGTGCGCTTCTTCAACCTGGGCTCTAACGTCGTCTGGGTGGGACAGAGCAACGTCTCGCCATATAACGGGTTCCCGATTTACCCGGGCAATCGCCCGGTTGAATTCCAGAACGCCGCGAGCACCCTTTACGCGTGCTCTAACGTTGTCCCGGGAACGGTCAGCAATACCCTGACCGCAGTAGCCCTCTCCGCTGGCGCCACTTCCTTTACCCTGGGCACCACCTCGGGAATGCCAGCCGGGACCACGCTGATCATCGGCAATACCGGCAAGGGACAGGAACTGGCGGTCGTCGCGGGCACTACCGCGACTGCTGTCACCGTCTCCACCGGATTGCTGTATGACCACGCGGCGAGCGTTACCGTTTCCACTGCCGTCGTGCAGCAGGGCTCCCTGCGGGTTACCGCAGGCGTGGTTTAGTTTCTGCTACCATTTCCTCATGGGAAACGGCAGGAAATATCTCGTGACCGGGGGAGCGGGTTTCATCGGGAGCAATCTCGTGAAGAAGCTCGTTTCCCTCGGGAGCGAGGTCAATGTCCTCGATGACATGTCCAGAGGGCAGGCGGACCGCCTCAAGGGCGTTCCGTGCACTATCTTCCAGGGTGATATCCGCGACGAGAAGAATGTCCGTGCCGCGATGCACGGATGCGATTCCGTCGTGCATTTGGCTTATCTCCAGGGAACGCAGACCTTCTACGCCGAGCCCCGGCAGGTGCTCGACGTGGCGATGCGGGGGATGCTTAATGTCCTTGCCTCCTGCGAGGCGACGGGGTGCAGCGAACTCCTCCTGGTTTCCTCCTCGGAGGCGTACCAGGTGGCACCGCAAGTGCCCACGCCGGAAGACATCCCGCTCGTAGTTCCGGATGTCCTCAACCCCCGCTATTCCTACGGCGGAGGGAAGATCGCCTGCGAGATCATGTCCCTCGCCTGGGCGAGAACAGGCATTCTCGACAGGCTTATCATCACGAGACCGCATAACATCTACGGTCCCGACATGGGCAGGGAACACGTCATCCCGGAATTCTGCATCCGGATGAACTCCCTGGTCCAGGATCATGAGGGAGCCATTCCCTTCCCGATCCAGGGCTCCGGGGAGGAAACCCGCAGCTTCTGCTATATCGATGACTGCGTAGACCAGTTCATCATCCTGCTTGACGCGGGTGAGCACATGAACGTCTACCACATGGGCACGCTGGAAGAGCGCACCATTTCCGGAGTAGCCCGCGAGGTAGCCTGGTGGTGTTACGACCGGGAAATCAAGGTCATTCCCGGGAAACTCCCGCAGGGAAGCCCGCCGAGAAGGTGCCCGGACATCTCGAAGATCACCGCGCTGGGCTGGACCGGTCCTAAGGTGACTTTCGAGGAAGGCGTCACCCGCACCGGATCGTGGTATCGCGCGAATGGCTGAGATCCTCCGCTGCGGCTCCTGCGGGGAGAGGGACATGGCTCCCGTTCTCGACATGGGCATGCAGCCTCTCGCGGAGCATGATAACGGGCAGAGATACCCGCTGAAGCTGCTCAAGTGCGAGAACTGCACGCTGGTCCAGCTGAGCTACATCCCGGATCAGCGCGACATGTTCCCGGAGGATCACCCTTACGCCACCGGCAATACCAGGGCGATGCGAGAGCACTTCGCCGAGCTGGCAGAAAAGGTCAAGCCGTGGCTGTGCATGAATGATCTCGTCGTGGATATCGGGGCTAATGACGGCACTTTCCTGTCACTGCTCCCGGTGAAGTCACTTACCACGGTAGCCGTCGAGCCTACCAATCAGGTGGGTAAGTGCCTGAGTAAGGGCATTACCGCCACGTACCAGGAATTCTTCACCTCCGAGATCGCGAAGGTCATCCGCCGGGACAATGGCAAGGCGAAAGTCATCGCTGCGGCGAATGTCCTGGCACACGTCCCGGACCCGCATGACTTCCTTGCCGGAGTGCTGACCCTGCTTGCCGACGACGGCGTTTTCGTCACCGAGAACCACGACTGGGCATCCATTGCGAACGGGCTGCAGATCGATACCGTCTACCATGAGCACCTCCGCTATTACTCGGTAGCCTCCCTGTCCCGCCTGCTCGCCTTTCATGGGCTGATCATCGAGGACATCGAGAAGATCCCCACTCACGGCGGATCTTTCCGCATCTGGGCAGTGAAGGAACAGGGAAAACTGGCTTCCCGTGCCTGGAAAGCCCGCAATGCCCTGTTCGACCTGATGCAGCCGCTATGGCGGGACGGCTGGAGCATCTGCGGTATCGGGGCAACCACCCGCGCTACCCCGCTGATTAATTACGCAGATATCGCGGGCTTCCTGGAATATGTCTGCGAAGTCTCTTCCAGCGAGAAGATCGGGACATGCATTCCCGGCACGGATATCCCGGTCGTTGACGAGAAGAAGCTTTTCGAGGATCAGCCCCAGTACGCCCTCCTGCTGTCCTGGCATATCGCGGATGACCTGATCCCGAAGCTCCGCGAAAAAGGCTACGAAGGCAAGTTCATCATCCCCCTTCCTGAAGCGAGGATCGTTGACTGACCGATTCGAGGATGAGCGCGGCGTCATCCAGGACCTCCTGGGCGAGATCGATGCCGTTACCGAGATCTTCACGAAAGCCGGAGCCGTCCGGGGTAATCACGTTCATCACAACACCGTCCAGTGGGCGTATGTCGTCAGCGGGAAGATGCTGTTCGCCAGTGTCGCCGATGACGGGCTCCATGAGGACGTTCATGGTCCCGGAGAGCTGGTGAAGGAGCCTGCGGGCATCCCGCACGCCTGGCGGGCACTGGAAGATACCAGGGTCCTGGTCTTCACGAAAGGCCCGCGAAGCGGCGAAGCCTACGAATCCGACACCGTGCGGCTTCCCGTGCCGCTGATCGAGAGGGATGCATGAAGAGCCTCCTGGTAATGGTTCCCACCCGCAACCGCCGGGAGCAGGCAGCCCGGCTGATCAAGTCCTTCGCGGACAGCGACCCCGCCGACGAGACCGTCCTGATGTTCATCACCGACGACGACGACGATTCCTACGAGGATATGGACTGGGGTCCCGCCGTGCACGCGGTGCTCTCCCCGAGGGACTGCCTGACCGGCATCTTCAACCGGGTCGCGCTGGAGCATGCTGATGACTTCGATGCCATCATGACAGTCGGGGACGATCACCTGTTCACCACCCCGCAATGGGACAAGGCGCTCATGGACGCCCTGGAAGACCTGGGCGGCACGGGGTGGGTCTACCCCGACGACAAGCGCCGCAGCGGCTTCCCGGAGATCTGGGCGGTCTCCAGCGACCTCGTGAGGTTCCTCGGCTGGTTCGCGCTCTCCGCAGTCAGGCACTTCTACTGCGACAACGCCATCAGCGAGATCGGCAAGCGCACTGACCTGATCCGGTACGTCCCCGAGGCGGTCATCGAGCACCTGCACTACACCGTCACCCCCGGTACCGAGCGTGACGTCACCTACGCCGAAGCTGAGGAGTCCAGCGGCAGCTCCGATCTCACCGCCTACCGGGAATGGCGCGCGATGCATCTGTCGAATACCGTTTCCCGCGTCCGGCAGGAATTCAATCCTGACGTCCAGTGGATCCTGGAGAAAGTATAAAAGGAGTAAGCTGAGATGACCTACGTCATGGGGCAGATCACGGTGCCGAACGCATCCACGATCGCTCTCTTCACTGTTCCTCCCGGGTTGTGCAATGCCACGTTCTGGAACTCGTCAACTTCTGCTACGAATGTCGTATCAGTCGGGACGAGTACAGCGGTGACCGGGCTGAACGGATTGCAATGCCACTCGATTCCCACAAGCTTTTCAAGCTATGTCTCCTCCCGAGGAGCTACGCTTTACGGGGCAAATACATCCGGAACCACTGGACTCGTTAATTACATCATCGTCACTGATCAGTGAGGGATCATGTTTTCTTATGGTCAGGTAAGTATAACGGATTCTGCTCCTGCCTTGATTGTCGCCGCAGATTCTGAACACATCACCGAAGTTACAGTAAGTGCACTGTACGCGCAATGTGCAATCTATTTTGGTGACTCCGGCGTCACATCATCAACGGGGTTCTTCCAGGGGAATCCGTATAGCACTATTACTCCTTACGGATTTCAGGTGCACCTGCATCCCGGACAGGACCTGTATGCCATTGCAGCTACGGGCAATAGTACGACAGTTACTTATGTTGCTACGGCGTTACAGAGAAAAATCATGTCCGTGATCATGGGAACGGCAACGGTGCCTGCTAACAGCACGGTTACTGTATTCATCCTCCCCGCCGGGCTGAGCAACTTCACCCTCTACCAGCCGACCACCCCCCAGGCGGTCTACCTCGGGACATCGGCGAGGGTCACCGCCGCGAGCGGCATGCCGGTCCCGGTGACCCCGCTCAGCCAGGAAGCCTACAACTCGGTCGGCGGGGCTACGTACTACGCCACGACCGGCAACGGCACCGCATCGTCATTCTGCTTCATTATCTCTACCGGGAACTGATGAGCATCATCACCGGGCAGCTGTCCTATGACAACACTGTCCCCACAGCTCTGTGCACCGTCCCTGCCGGACTGTGCAGCATCGTCCTGGCGAACATCGGTCCCGCGACCGTGGCGGTAGGACCCGCCACGGGAGTCACCTCCTCCACGGGGTTCCTGCTGACGCCTAATGCGCTTCCCACGTCGTTCGTGACCACTGCGATCTCCAAGGGCGGCGGGCTGAATTTCTGCGTCACCCAGAACGGGCAGACCGCGACCGTCAGCTACATCATCAGCACATAGGAGCGCAATGACCAGAGTGAACCTCCCCCCTGGCTGCATGGGATTCAAGGCGGATGACGGGACCCGCTATGTCGCCAAGCCGGGAACGTTCGTGGATGTCGCCGATCATCACATGGCGGCGCTGAAGGGCAACAACTACGCCCAGGCAGGACTTGTCGATGCCGGACCGGAGAAGCATTTCGTGAGAAGAGGACCTGAAGGAAGATGGTGCCCGGACTGCCCGAGCAATACCATCCACCATTCCTGGACGAGAACCTGCCCTTCTTGCGGGTCGGAGACCGTCCCGGAATCCCAGATGTCCCGCGAACGACCGAGCGGGCAATATGTTCCCTGAAAGGACTGCCAATGCCCCTGTACGCACGCTCTGACCTCATGAGCGTATCCATTCCCTCCACGAGCGGAGGCTGCGGCGACTCGCACAGCCGACCCGTAGTGAGAGGCGCTCCCGCGAAAGACTGGGAGCTGGACTGCCCTTCTTGCGAGGCTTACCTCCGGGGAGCCCGCAAGCCGCAGATCCTCAAGACCACCCCGGGCGACCCCAAGCTCGGCATCCCCGCCAAGCAGGAGCGCGTCGCCGATGCGGACCCGCACTGGTCCTCCACTCCCGAGTCCATCCCGCTGACCCCCGACGAGCAGGCCACGAACGCGGTCCGCACCGAGCGTGCCACCCACCAGATCCAGATGATCCAGGCGCTGGCAGCGCTGCGGGCGGCGGGCACCGAGATCCCCTTCGAGACCGAGTGGATGATGAAGCGCGAGCTTCCCTCTCATTTCATCGAGGGCAAGACCGTCTGCGCCACCGGTCACGACAACGCCGCCGGAGCCAAGTTCTGCGCTGAGTGCGGCATCTCCATGGCGAAGCAGAAGGAAATAGGGACAGCTCCGGCGGACAGTATCCCGTTCGAGCCGGGTCACGACAGCGTTATCTCGCTGACGGCGCTTCATGTCGCCACCCTGAAGAAGATGTGCCGTACGGCGGGCATCTCCGACAAGGGCAGCAAAGCCGCGCTCATCGAGCGCCTGGAGACTACTCCGGTGGCAGTATGACTCCCACGGCAGGACGCATCGTCCAGTACCGGATCGCAGAGGCTGACGCCCAGGACATCAACCGCAGGCGTCATGACTACATGACTTTCACCCGCACTTACGGCGAGGGCGGCAATCCCGGGGCTACCGGTCACGTCGGGCATTTCGGGAATCCCGTTCGCCCGGGTGAGGTTTATCCCGCGATAGTCGTCAGGATATTCCCGGGAAACCCGCATGACGTCGTTAACCTCCAGGTCCACCTCGACGGCAATGACCTGTTCTGGGCGACTTCCCGGCATGAGGGTGATGAGGAAGGTCAGTGGAGCTGGCCTCCGAGAGTGACATTCACCCCCGTTTCCCAGGACACCCTCGCGGATTACGAGTACAAGACGTAGGAGCCTATGAGCCGAGCCCCGGGGTTGTGCAGGCAAGATAATTCAGGGTATCCCTGATGAGCAATCACCGGGAAGGCTGCAAAAACGGCGTCTGGAGTCACGGCAAGAACGCTACATACAAGAAGCGTGGCTGCCGATGCGAAGAATGCTGCGCTGCGCATGAGATTTACCTTGAAGCTACGCGCCCTCACGATAATGCGAGAACCCACGCCGGTAAGACCAGAGCCTACTGGCGTGGGTACGCAGCGTCGCAAGGCTGTCAAGTCTGCGGTTCTTTTGAAAAGCTCTGCGTGGACCATGATCATTCTTGCTGCCCTGGAAGATTTGGATGTGAGAACTGCGTCAGGGGCATCTTGTGCAATACCTGCAATAGGCTTCTGGGATGGGCTCACGACGATCCGGACAGGTTGCGGGCTCTTGCTGCATACCTGGAAAAAAGCTAAGAGGTGGTGCATGTCAAGAGCACCTGGCCTCTGTAGAAGGTGTGGAGGTCCCAAGAGGGGACGTGTCGCCAGGACTGCTGCTCCGTGGGCTCAGTGCGCCGTGGACACTTGCGGTGATGACATCTGCCCGAGGCATTCCGTATGGGACAGTGCGCTTGAGGCGTGGATCTGCACCAAATGCGAGAGAAAGAGGGGAGGTGATGCCCGATGACTACCCCGATGCCGCTGATCACAGCACCGTACATTTCCCCGGTGACGCTCCTGACTGCTCCTACGGGTATCGATTTAGGACTGGACCAGCATTCCCGTAGGAGATGACATCACTCCCGCGCAGAACGAAGCCGAGTGGTGGAACATGTGCGCGAGAGCCACTGCCAAGGTCGATAGCTATTGCAACCAGATCCTGAGAGCCACCGTCGATATCGAGGTGCTCCGGGGTCCGGATTTCCGGGTGACGGTCGGACCGGGCGCAGGCGGAGCGACCCGCACGCCCTACTGGAACAATACCGGGTCCAATGCCAGGGCTATCCTCTCCCGCTTCCCCATCCTGGAAGTCACCCAGGTCCAGGTGTGCCCCAACAACACGTGGCCCCGGCAGTGGACCACCTTGCCCACGGGATGGGCGGAGCCGGAGTACCCCCCGTTCGGGATCTTCAACTCGGTCGCGCCTGCCACCGACGCCTACGGCGGGCAGGCGATCATCATCGGACCGGGATTCATCAACTGGTGCTTCGGGCGCAACGGCTATGTCATCCAGGTGAGCTACATCAACGGCTTCCCGCACGCGGAGATCACCTCCAGCGCTCTCGCTGGCGCGACCACCCTGTCCGTCAGCGACGTCACCGGCTGGGGCATCACCAGCTACCAGGGCACCACGGGGGCTACCGGGGTGATCAAGGACTCCGGACAGCAGGAGACCGTCCACGCGAACTCCGCGTCGGCGGCGGCGGGACCGGGGACCCTGAGCCTGTCCGCGCCGCTGGTCTACCCGCACGTGGCGGGCACGATCATCACCACCCTGCCCGCCAGTATTGAGCAGGCGTGCATCCACTTCGCCACCGCCGAGGCGCTGACCAGGGGTGCCACCACGACCACCATCCACGACATCGGCGGTCACTCCCAGAGCACTGGCGGCGACGTCGTAGGGCTCACCACGGAGGCGGAACTGCTCTGCCATCCGTACAAGCGCACGATCTAGGGGGTCTCATGTCCTGCGGTCCAGTCAAGACCAGGCGGCAGTCCGCCGCCGGTAAGCGCAGGTCTACCTCGCTGAAGAAGCGCAGCACGGCAAAAGCGAAGAAGGCTTCCGCCGCGCACGCGAGGCAGTGTGCCGCGAAAAAGCGCACCGCCGCTCCCGGCAATCACCATGTCACCGCCCCCCAGGGCGGCGGGAAAGTGACGCCGCAGAAGCCGGTGAAAGCAGTAAAGGCGCAGAAAGCTTAATTCATGCTAGTATAAAAGCTGAGGGGATAACTGTGCCGATCGTCAATGCCCAGTCCTTTCTCCTGAGCCTTCTCGATGACCTTCCCATGCCTTACGGGAAGCCTGCCGCGAAAGCCTACATCACCCCGCCTGATCCCCGGATCCAGGCGAAGGTCCCGGCGATCTACATCTGGCCTTCTGACGGCGAGGAGAACCGGTCCTCCGAACTGGGCGGGACTATTCCCCGCAATACGGGACCGGGGACTTCCTCGGGGACCAAGGGCATCCTGCACAAGATGGATGTCTACCTGACCTGGTTCTCAGCGGGATCAGATAAGCAGCAGGACCCGGTTTTCCCGGGAATGGTGGACGCGGTGATGTTCGCGCTGCGCTATTCCATGCCGAACCCGGTGTACATCACGGACCCCAGTACCGAGATAACCTCCACCATCTACAATACCGGTGAGGATATCAGCTACCGGATCGGGGTTGAATCAACCGCCGATGAGCGCATCAAGCGCTATGACGCGCTCATGACCGTTTCCATGTGGGAAATCTTCAACGCATAACGGCTGTCGCCCGTGAGGGCAAAGAAAGGACTGTGTGGCACTCGGTGGCCCCAACATCTACCCGGGCGTACTGTCCTGGCTCGGAATTGCCCGCGAGCTGACAGTCGGTACGGTAGTCAACCCTGTTATTACCCATCCCCTCGATCAGTCGCAGTTCGAGCCCGAGGACACCCCGAAATTCCTTGACGACAAGGCAATCAGGGGAAGCATGACGGACTTGTTCTACAAGACCCTCGGCGTTGAATCCGCGTCCTTTTCCTTCGGGGGACCTAACTTCCTCGACAGTCACGGGTACTTCTTCGATAACGTATTCGGAGACCTGTCCACTACCTGCAGCGCGATCGGGACTCCTTCGACAATTACGGGAACCCTGGGAATCGGCGCTATCGCGATGACGCTGAGCGCCGCGCCTCCCGCCGGATATACAGCAGGCGCATATCTCCAGATCGGCACGGCGACCACTGCCGTGACTCCCGGGTCATACGTGAATGAGGTCATCCAGATCTCCTCTACCGCCGCGAGCAACGTCGTCAACTTCGCCAGTACACCGCTCCGCTTCCCGCATCCCTCGGTAATCAGCGGGTCCACGATCGCGGGTTCCACGCTCGCTAACCTGGCGACCGGAACGCAGTTCACGCACCGTTTCGCGGCGCTGAACTCGCAGCTGGGATACGGCGGCGCATTCGGCGCTCAGCCGCCGACGCACACTTTCACCGACGTGACCAACATCGTCAATGTATTCACCTCGGCGACATACGGCACTGCCCCGACGAACACGTTCGGAGCCCGGCAGTATCCCAGCGCCGTACTGAAGAGCCTTGACTTCTCCGGGAACGCCGAGCAGCTCCTGGGAATCAAGATGTCCGGCGATTCCTGGCAGTCCACCGTGGCGACGCAGGCGGTCACCAACACGACCACCAACAGCCGCCCCATTCCCAACTGGGCATCAACGGTTGTCGTCGCCGGGAATACCATCTCCAGTTCCGGCAGCTACGCGGGAATCGGGGAGTTCAATGTCTCCTTCAAGCGCCAGACGCAGGTTTACTGGCTGGTCGCGGGAACGCAGACTCCCTATGTCATCGCCAGGGGTCCATTGACCATGGACGGCACGATCCAGTGGGACCCGACTAACTCGGAGACCCCGCTGGACCTGATGCTCCTCAACGCCCAGGCACCGATGAGCATCTCCATCACCAACGCGAACATCCCCAACTCGGGAACTCCGTTCACGCTCACCTTCAACGCGAACCAGGTGGCGAACGTGAAGTCCAAGATCATGCGGAACAAGGTCCTGATCGGCTACGGGAACTCGTTCGAGGGTGTCGCGAACAGCGCGGACATCGGCGGTTCCGGAGGACTCGGGCCGGGCACGGTCACGCTGGTGAACGGCACGCCGACTTACTAAAACCCCGCAGAAACGCCCTCTCGAAATCGGAAGATTCCCGGGAGGGCGTTTTTCTGCAAGAACACAGGAAAAAGGAGCGCGAATGGCTCGCATTGAACTGCCCTCGGGAGCGTGGGTAGAATACCGGACCGACCTGAAGGTCCGGGACCGTTTCGAGGTCCAGGAAGTGGCGAAAGTCCAGATCGGCGAGACGAGCAATTCCACGTCCTTCCTGGCGATGCAGAACGACATGCGCAATGCCCTGCTCGGCAGGATCATCACTGCCTGGAGCTACCCGGTCCCCGTCCCGGCGCAGAATTCCTTCGCTGCCGCTGACGTGATCATCGGGGACGTGATGGACCTTGATGACTACGCCGCCCTGGAAGAGGCAGTCCAGCCGCTGATGGACAAGATCGGCGGACGCGGGACCCCGGACCCAAAAAAGCAGCCGAGCAGCTAGCCAAGGTCTTCCTGCATCATTTCCAGAACCGGGACCCGGCATTTGCCCCGGATTTCCCGGAAGGATTCCCGCAGAGGATGCTGACCTATGACAAGTTCATCCAGGACATGGACTGGCATCCCCGGCTGATAGACGAGCTGTCCCTGGAAGAAGAATTCTGGCTGCCCGTGGTAAAGCAAGCCAGGACCGATGCCCTGGGAACGCTCAGCGCGATGGCGGAAATGCAGCGCCCGCTGCAGCATGACAACTGAGAGGAACCGCGAGTGGCGAAGATCGTCTGGCATTCCTGTGCCCCCTGGGCACCGTCCGGCTACGGCACCCAGACTGCCGTCTGGACACAGGAACTGCTCAGGATGGGGCACGAGGTGATCATCAGCTCCTACTGGGGGCTGTCCGGATCCCCGACCCAGTGGAACGGGATGCCCGTCCTGCCCGGCTTCGGGAGCAATTACTGCACGACGTCACTGCACCAGCACTGCAAGATGACCAGTCCTGACCTGGTGATCACCCTGGGTGACGTATGGGTCCTCGACCCGAATCTTCTTTCGGAACTGCCGCTAGCGCACTGGCTCCCGGCGGACTGCCGCCCGATGTCCACGGCGGACCGGGTGAACGTGGAGGCTTCCGGAGCCCAGCTGATCGCGATGTCCCGGTTCGGCTACGACCGGTTCCGCGCGGCAGGCTTCGATCCGGTCTACGTCCCGCACGGGATCGACCTGGACGTCTTTGCCCTCCCGGAAGGCAAGAAGGAACTGCGCGAGATGATGGGCGTGGACCCGGACGCTTTCGTGGTGGGCATCAACGGTGCCAACAACGACGCGATCAGGAAAGGCCTGCCCGAGCAGATGCTGGCATTCGCGAGATTCGCGAAGAGCCACCCGGATGCCCTGCTGGCACTGCATTCGGGAGTGCACACCGATGGCGGGCAGGACCTGGAGGCTCTCGCCGAGTCCCTGGGCATCACCCACCTGGTGAGGACGGTGGACCAGTACCGCTACGCGGCAGGGCTGATCCGCCCGGAGGAACTCGCGGAATGGTACGGCATGCTGGATGTCCTTTCCGCCTGCGCATTCGGGGAGGGTTTCGGGATTCCCATCATGGAGGCGCAGGCTTGCGGGACCCCGGTCATCACTACCGCCGCGTCCTCGATGAGCGAGCTGAACCCGCTAGGCACCGAGGTCAATGGCGAGCCGTTCTGGAACGGCGTCCACAAAGGATGGTGGGTGAAACCGTCAGTTACCGAGATCGCCATCGCCTACGAGAAAGCATACCAGGACCGTAACCAGGTCGATCACGCCAGGCTCCGTGAGTTCGCCGGGGAGTATTCCGTGGAGAACGTCTCAGAGAAATACATGAAGCCCGCAGTCAGCGAACTGCTGAAGCGCATGGAGGCGCGCAGGATGTGAGCGGCGAGATCTCGTTCGAGGAGAACATCAGGCTCTGGCAGGAAGTCGCCAAGCTCTCCGCCCAGGGAGCTGCGCCAGCTGCCACCGCCCTGGCGAAGCACATCGCGCAGCGGGCGCAGCGGGTGACCCTGCGCCGGACGAAGAAACCGTCCGGCGCATGGCACCGCGCCCGCCCGGGAGAGCCGCCCGCGATGTCCACCGGGAAGCTCGCCGACGCCATGTACTGGATCCCCGCCTCGCGGGGGGGGCTCCGGGCGTTCGCCTGGGTCGGCAACGACTCCGATTACTCCCGCGTCACCGAATTCGGCTGCGTGGTCAGCGCCCTGAACAGGGACAAGCTGCACTGGAAGGACAGCGGCTCCCCGCGCAAGGGCTGGTTCCACGACGTCCTGGAGATCCCCGCGCACCCTTATCTCAGCCCGACCACGCAGGAAGCCGTCGATGACGGCTCTCTCGCTGATGCGGGACGGGACGAGTTCCGCAAGTACGACCCCTGATCTTTCCCGCGAGGAGGTGAGACATGCCCGCAACCGGTCTTCCCGACGTCAAGCAGAAGGCGATTTTCGATGCTTCCGATTACAAGAGGGGAGCTGACGAGACTGTTCTCGCCGCCATCGCGATGGCGAGAGCCAATGAAGATGCGCGCCGGTCCTTCGGCGAGCTGGCGGACATGCAGATCAAGGTCACCGCCGCGCTCGCGGGAACGGAAGGGCAGTACCAGCGGCTCCTTCGGGTCCAGAAGGAATTCGACAGCCTCGGCACTTCCGTGCAGGCATATACCGAAAGGGTCAGGGGGCTCGCCAACGGGTACGAGTTCCTCGCTGCCGCCAGCGAGCGCACCGCCGAAGCGCAGCAGGATGTCTCCAGGATCGCCGTTGCCTCGATCGGGATCCAGAAGCAGGCGCAGCAGGAGTACTACGAGACGGTTGCGAAGGTAGCCCAGGCTTCCAGGAATATCCAGGCAGCGGCAGCGAAGGAAGCAGCCGCCGAGCAGAAAGCCCACTACGAGGCTATCGCCAAGGTCGTGCAGGCGTCCAAGAGCATCCAGATGACAGCTCTCGGCGAAGTCGCCGCCGAGCACGTGAAGCTGCAGCAGCAGATCGAGTCAACCGGGAAGTCCATAGAGAAATCCTTCGCCTCGGGAATTGCCCAGCGGGGGATCGACTCCTTCCGGAAGAAACTGCAGGGCGTCACCCAGGATGCTGAGGCTGCCGAAGCCGGGATTCAGCGGATCGCCACCTCCAGCCAGCTCATGGACATCCTCCGCACCGGCTCCACGAGCGCTCATGCCGGTGCGGCGCAGGCGGAAGCGGAGCTGAGCCGCCTGCGGACTGCCGCGACCGTGCAGCCCCGGCAGTCCCTCATCCAGGAGATGCGAGACGCCGCGAGGGAGGCGGCAGATCTCGTCAGCAGGGGACGGCGGTCCGCGCCGCCGGAAGATGCCTGGAACCCGAACTGGACACCGGACCCCCACCGGGAGTACGGGACCTATACGGGTTTCCCGTGGCCTCCCCGCAGGCCCGGTCAGCAGGAAGACATCCTGGGTTCCAGCGAGAACATCGCCAGGGTCATGCGGGTGATCGACGAGAGCCGCAGGTACAGCTCGGCGATCCCCGGCATGATCGCCGGGGGCGGGTTCGCCGCCCTGGCGCATCTCCTGGAGCGCCCTGACATGGGCAGGGACTTCATCAACGGGGTCAAGTCGCTGCCGGGCAGCATCGCCAGGGGGGTAGCGGCTGCCACCGCCGCCGCAGGCGCGGGAGTCTCCGGCGTCACGGGCAGGATCGGGGATGCGGTCAGGAACGCCGGAGGCGTCGGCGGGATCCTCGGAGGTGCCGCCGCAGGAGCCGGGAGCCTCGCGGGCTCCGCTCTCGGAGCGGTCCGGAACGCAGCCGGAGGCGGCTCTTTCGACCTGGGCAGGGCTGCCGTCGAGTCGGCGGCGGTCGGCGGGTTCATCAAGAAGTGGTACCCGGTCGCGCACTGGGTGATGATGCTGTCCAACGAACTGCTGGCGACCGTGGGACCGGCGACGGTCGCGGCGGGCATGGGGACGCTCGTCGGCATGCAGGGCGGCGAGCAGCTCATCCCCCGGGCAAAGGCGATTTTCGCTACCTCGGAATCCCTCGGGGATTCCCTCGGGATCACCACCGGGCAGGCGTGGGGGCTGAAGAACAGCCCTCTGCAGACTGCCCAGGACCTCGCTACCGGGGGAACCTTCGAGCTTGCCGGGGCGGGCGTCAACATGCTCCGCGCCGGGGCCGGGAACGCTTTCGTCCAGCTCGGCACGAACACCGTCGCCATGTTCGACCGGTTCGCCGCGACGATGACCCAGGAGTTCCAGCACGGGCTCGGCAAGCAGCTCGGGGACATCGTGTCGGGCGGGACAGGATACCTCCAGCAGCTCGGTGACGTCCTGGCAAACGTCGGCGACATCTTCCTGCACACCGCCCCGAACCTTCCCGGCGTCGGCGGGGACCTGCTGTCCACCCTCCAGGGGGCTACCGGCGGGCTGGCGAAGCTCACCGGCTGGCTCGGTCCCGCGCTTGGCCCCATCCTGTCGTTCGAAGGCGGGGCGCGGTGGGGTCCGGCACTGGTCGGAGGAGCCGCACGCGGACTGGCGAGGATCCCCGGCGGGCTGTTCGGGCAGGTCGCCAGGACCGCGACCGCCGAGGACGTGGCAGCAGGTCTTGCCGCGAAGGAAGGCGAGACGATCGCCGGGAGAGGCGTCGCCGGGGCGATGGGCAGCCTGGGCGCGGTGGACATCGGCGCGCTCGCCGCGAGCGCCTTCCTGATCAACAAGGGCGTCACCTGGAAGAGCCCGGCGCAGCTCGCCGCCGACCGGACGATGCAGGACATTAACCAGATGGGATTCGCGCAGGCGGTTCCCTCCATCTTGTCGGCGATGCAGGCGGCAGGGAAGGTTCCCGCTACCTCGGCGGGATCCATGAGCCCCGTCCAGCGATCCCTCCAGGGCTTCGGTGCCATCGGCGCGGGCATCGGGAAAGGAAGGCCCGGCGAAGCATGGCAGGGACTGACTGAAGCCTTCAGCGGGGGGCTCGGCACGCTCGGTTCCCTGATCGGGCTTGGCGGAAGCACTCCCAGTAACTTCAGTGTCGCGCAGCAGGAACTGAAGAACCTGTCCAGCACGATGGTCAGCGCCCTCGGAGCCGGGCAGCAGGTCGCGAACGTGTGGAAGGGCATCACCGGCTCCACCCTGGACATGGGCAAGGCCTACGACGTCGCCACCATGGCGCAGCTCCAGCTCGGGAGCGCTTTCGAGAAGAACGGCAAGCTGTCCTCTCAGGCGAAGACGATGATCGCCAACCTGCAGGCGGGCTACCAGGCGATGAACTTCACCGGGGTCCACGGCAGCGGGATGTTCGGCGCGGCGGTCGGCGCGCAGACCGCGATGGCGGGACTGCAGCATTCCGAGGTCGGGGCAGTCAACCAGGCCTACGACCAGCTGCTGCAGCTCGTGACGGGAGGCGCGGCGGGAGCCTCCGGCTTCTTCGGCACGCTCGGCGGTGCTCAGGTGACCTCTTCCAGGGGCGGCATCAAGCTTCAGGCACCTCCCGCTTTCAAGGCGTTCGCGAACGCACTGACCTCGTTCACCTCCAAGCAGGGCGCGGGGGCGTGGAATGTCCTCACTAATCCCCAGAGCGGACTCATCCCGCAGCTGGGAAGTCAGACCGACTGGCTGCGGAACATGCAGACGATGGGGGCACTGGGACCCGGGCAGACCACGCAGATGGCGGCATTCCAGATCCAGCAGCTGCTCCCGATGATGCGCAAGTCCCCGGCGGGGCTGTCGATGCTGTCCACGATCGCCCAGGAATTCGGCGGTCCCGCCATTTCCGGGACGAACCAGCAGCAGGACTTCAAGAAAGTCGCGGACTGGACTAACCAGTTCGCGGAGAATGCCAAAGCCTACAACAGGAACATGAACCAGGGGACGGTTGCCGCGTCGAAAATTCCCCGCGACGCCCAGCAGTTCACCCAGCAGATCGGCTCGGGAATCGTCGGGGGGCTCGCCCAGGGACTCACCACGCACGGGGCGGACCTGCAGAACAGGTTCATGGACAGCATCCTGCATTCCGGCGGGAAGAGCGTCAATACCGGAGCGCTGCGGGATTACGCGACGTTCCTGGCGAATTCCGGCATCCCGAAGGCAGCCGGGCTGGACATGACGAAAGAAGTCGCCCAGCGCTCCGGTGCCGGGAGCACCGCGTCAATCCAGGCTGCCATCAACTCGGCGGTCAGCGGAGCCTATGCGAAGGTCAGGGTCCAGGCGGACACTTCCCAGGTGCAGTCCGCGCTCGGGAAGCTGCAGAACAAGGTCGTCAAGGCGCAGGTCCAGGCGTCCGGCAGCGATCAGGTCAAGACCCTGAACAACGCCATCGCGGCACTGAGGAGCAAGACGGTCCAGGCTGCCGCGCACGCGCAGGGCGCTGGTGCGGTAGCAGCATTGAACGCCGAGATCGCCGCACTGCACAACAAGGTCGTCACGATCGAGATTAACACGATCAACCGGACGATCAACCAGGTCATAGCCGCCGGGACGCCAGCAGGGGGAATAGCTCCCGCCACGTTCGCCGGGACCGGAGCGCCGAACATGCGGCTCCGTGCCGGGGCGCAGGCTGGCATGAGAATCCCCGGCTACGGCGGCGGGGACATCTTCCCCGCCATGCTCGAACCCGGCGAGGCTGTCGTCCCCAAGCACCTTGTCAGTGCCGTCGCCCCGTTCCTCGGCGCGCATAATGTCCCCGGCTTCGCCGCCGGGGGGTTTGCCGGGCTGCCCATCTACGGTCCGATGCGGTACTGGCTGGGCTCCGGCATGGCTCAGTGGAATCCCGCCCTGCTCGCGATGCTGGAGCAGCAGATGCAGGGCACCCAGGGCGGCTCCGGAGTGCCGCACATGCCCGTGACCGGTCCCCATCCGCTGATGAGGTCGCTGGGGATCCATCCGGGCGCTCCCGTCCACGGCGTAAGCCCGCAGCGCGAGCACCTGATCGACACCCTGATCAGCCAGCTCGGCAGGGACATGAAGAACTCGAAGGACCTCAAGAACATCTCCGTCAGCATCATCGACGGCATCGCGGCGGGCATGAAGAACATCGGGCCGGGAGCGCAGAAGATCGCGCAGCAGCTGGTGAGCCGGATCTCCCAGGAGATCAAGTATGCCCAGGGCGTCGCGCAGGCAGCCGCCTACGGGCAGGGCTACGACCCGTCCGGCAAGGGGACCGGGATCTTCGGGAACATGAACCTGACCAGCCCGTCCGGGCTGACGGCGGCGCAGATGCACCCCGCAGGCCCCGGCACGAAGGGGTTCAACGCCAAGGACTGGAACGCCTACGTCGCGGCGTATGCGCAGGGCGATCCCACCCAGCAGGCGCAGTCGGTGCAGGACCAGATGAAGGACTACCTGAAGACTGAGCAGTCTTTCGCCAAGGACATCGCGAAGCTGCGCAAGGGGCACCTGAATAAGGCAGTGCTGGCGCAGCTGATCGCGGCGGGACCGCAGCAGGGAGATGCCCTCGCCCAGTCGATCCTCGGCGGTCAGGGCGGCGTCAAGTCGGTGAACAAGCTGTGGTCGCAGATCCAGAAAGCCTCGAAGGGCCTGGGCGCGCAGGCGGCGATGGGGCAGTACGGCGGCACTCTCGCGCCCAATCTCAAGAGCGGCACGTTCGTCAACAACAACGTCTCGATTCACATCTCGATGTCCGGCGGCGGCAAAGGCGACCTGGCTGACCTGAGCACCAAGGAACTGAACGCGCTGGTCGCCAAGATCCAGGCAGCCCTGCTCAAGCAGGCGAAGCGCAACCGCAAGACCGGCATCAGGCAGACCGGCAAGACCGCATAGGGAAAGGACCGCCATGTTCCTGGAAGTCACCTGCGATTCCTGCGGGGAATCCGCGCGCACTCTTAACGGGAGCAACCCGGACGGAGCCCTGTCCTGCGATTGCTGCCCCGAAAATCACGATCACGCCGGGCGCGGCTGTCGCACCGTCACTATTACCGCATTCGCCGCTTAAAGGAGAAATCATCCCATGTCCTGGACTACGGGCACCCAGACGGAGGCACTGTCCTCCGCCAGTGCGAACAGCACGGCATTCACCGGAACTTCCGCTGCTGCCGTCATCCTTCCGACCGGCGCGGCATTCCTGCCCGCGAACTTCTGGCTGCCCAGCTACAGCGCGCCCGGCAAGTCCCTGCTCGTCAAGGCGCACGGAGTGCTCTCCACGACGACCGGCACGAACGCGCTGACTCTCGCGGTGACCGCGAACACCACCCAGGGATCCCTCACCGCAGCGAACCTGACCGCCGGTACTGCCGGGATCCTCGCCACGACCGGGGCGGTCAACCAGACCGCATCCCTGACGAACGTGCCATGGGAACTGGAAGTGGTAATCGCCAACGTGACTCCCGGAGGCTCGGGTACCAACACGTTCCTGAGTGACGGGATCATGAAGGTCTATCCCACCACGTCCACTTTGCTGGCATCCCGCTGCAGTTCCTCGACGGCTAACCCCAATACCACGGTCTCGATCGGGTCCTCGGGGACTCAGGCTGCGTATTACGTGGAACTCGGGGCATTGTGGGGCGCTGCGTCTAATTCCCTCACCGTCTACAGCTTCATCGTCCTCGGGCTGAACTAAAAGGACATCTCCATGGCAATGTTCGACCAGACGGATGCCACTAACATCCTCGCCGCCATCCTCAATAACACCGCCTACACGACGGTCGCCGCGACGAAGATCCGGCTCGGCACGACCGCCCCTACCGCTACGTCCAACATGACGGAGCTGACCGGGGGCACGGGATACACCACGGGCGGATCGGCGATTACCTGGAATACTGTCTCCGCCGCTGCCACATCCAATTCCGGCACCGTGTCGTGGACTAATTCGGGAAGCGCCTGGTCTCTTGTCGGGCTGGAGATCTGGGATACGGCGGGAAGCCCCCTGCGCCACCTGTGGGGAACCTGGACCGGGCAGCCGGTCAACGTCGCGACGGGCAACACGTTCCAGGTCAGCGCCGCTGGCATCACCGTATCGCTCGTGTAGGTGCCTGAGTGCCTGACAGCCTGATCTCCTGGAGGACAGCGTGACTACCGTTACGTTCACCTCCTCCGGATCGTGGGCTGCGGCTGCTCCCACCGTCGATTGCCAGGCCTGGGGCGAGGGCGGCAACGGCGGCACCTCCGCCCACGGAGTCCGCTCCGGCGGCGGCGGCGGCGGCGGCGAGTACGCGGAAGACACCTCGGTCGCGGTCTCCGGCACGATCAGCTTCACCATCGGCTCCGGGGGCACCGGGACCGACACCAGCTTCCCGGGGACCTCCGTCACCGTCACCGCGCACCACGGGGCGAACGCCTCCGGGCAGAACGCGGGTGCGGGCGGCACCGGCAGCACCAACGCCATCCACAACAACGGGGGCACCGGGGGCACCGGGGTTGCCGGATCCAACGACGGCGGCTCCGGCGGCGGCGGCTCCGGCGGCAGCTCCGGTGCGGGCGGCACCGGCAGTGCCGGAGGACTCGGCGGCGGCGGAGCCGGGGGCTCGGCGGGCTCGGGCGGGGGGGCTGCCGGGGGAACCGGCGGCGGCAACACTTCCGCCGGGAGCAACGGGAACGCCCCGGGCAGCGGCGCGGGCGGCGGGGGCAGCGGCGGCTCCATCAACCACGCCGGGGGAACGGGCGCTCCCGGGCAGATCACCCTGACTTTCACCTCCTCGGTCAGCGGCACCGCGACCCTCGCCGGGACAGGCACCCTCACTGCCACCGCCGTCTCCGCCGCCCCCGGCGCGAACAACACGCTGTCGGTGATAGCCCCGGGGCGCACCTGGCTCCGGCGCTTCGCCCCGCACAGAAGCCACCCCCTGCCGCCTGCTCAGCCCCCGGTAAGGATCCCCGCGAGCGCCGCCCTGTCCGGGACGGGCACGCTGACAGCCCTGGGCACCGCCCCGCAGCCTGCGGTAGTCAACCAGTGGGCGGGCGGCTACGGGCAGGGGACCACCTTCGCCGCGATCACCTCCGCCCTGCAGTCCGCAGTCGTGCAGCTGAACCCGGCAAGCTCGGTGGGCACCGGCTCGGGGACCCCGACAGCAGGAAACTGGCTGTTCTGCATCGCGTCCTGGACGCAGAACCCGGCGATCGCGAACGTCCACGTCGGGGTGGGGGATGACATCCACTCCTACTGGCGTCAGTACCCCGCAGCGGGCTCGAACGGGAACGTCCGCACCTCGATTGCCTATACCCCCAATACCGCCCGGGTGGTGAACAGGGTCTACGTCGCCCCGGACATGGAGATCGCCGCCATCAACGTGCTGGTGGTCGAGATATCGGGATTGGGTCCCTGGGATACGGTCACCGCCACGACCACAGCATATAACGCCGCCAGCACCTCGCTGTCCATGTCACTGGGAGCGCCCTCGCAGGCGGCTTTCATCATCGCAGCGCTCGGCGGGGACAACGCCTCTTCCGGGCAGGCTTTCCCCGACGCCTACAACCAGCTGATCTCCGGGTCCTCGCCGCTGGCATGGTGGAAGCTCAACGAGACCGCAGGATCGGGAACCGCCGCCGACTCCAGCGGCAACGGTCATTCCGGGACCGCGACCGGAGTGACTTTCGGGAATACCAACGACCTCGTTCCCGGGAATACCGTCGCCGGGTTCTCCGTTGCGAGTTCCAGCCACGTCCTGACATCCTACAATCCTGCCTTGTCGGCGGTGACGGCGGAAGCCTGGGTCAACTACAACGGGCTCACCCCCGGCCCTACCGTCATCATGAGCAATGACAATCCCACCGCCGACAACAAGGGCTTCATGTTCTCGCTGGAAGGAGCCGGGCACAATCTCCCGACTTTCTGGGTGGGGAACGGGACGAACTGGAACCTCGTGCAGTCCTCCATCCCGATCGCGGCTACCGGGTGGACGCACGTCGTCGGGACGTGGGACGGCTCTAATATCAAGGTCTACCTGCAGGGGGTTCTCGCTGCTACCGCCGTCCCGTTCTCCGGGTCGATGCCAGCGGGCACCCAGAACATCGGGATCGGGTACAGTTCCACCTTCAACAGCAACTACCTGAACGGGCTGATGGCGGAATGCGCGATTTACGGGACCGCGCTAACCGCGACCCAGGTCTCCCAGCATTACCAGGCAGGCGCGGGCTGGCTCCCGCTGGACACCCAGACCCAGAGCAACGGCAGCAACACGCTGGCGGACAACATCCTGTCAGCGGCAGTGCTCCCGTCCACCGTCTTCTCCCAGAGCATCACCGGGACCTCCTCCGTCGCCGAGGACATGTCCGGCTTCATGCTCGGGGTGCAGGTGTCGGCAGCCACCCCCATTCCCGCCGGGCAGAACGCGAACTGGCCGTACCTGAAATTCGAGGCGGCGCTCGGGGCGGGATTCAACACCCCCAATTCCGAGCTGACCTGGACCGACCTGACATCACGGCTGTGGAACTGGGATGAAACGACGGGAATCCAGTATCAATTGGGCGAATTGCAGGCTAGCTTCCTCGAAGCCCAGGCAGATAACCCTGATCTCGCCCTGACGTCCACTAACGCGTCTTCTCCCTATTACCCCAACATCGAGCCTGGCACCCCGCTGCGGCTGAGAATGGCACTGGGCACCATCGGGGGAACGACCGTGAACCGGTGGTACATCCTGCAGAGAAATGCGCAGGAGTGGACCGAGAAGATCGACGAGCAGTTCCGCCCTTATGTCAACATCACCGGCACTGACCTGTGGAACGCGCTGAGCGCCACCCCGCCGACGTTCTACCGCAGCGAGGTCTTCGAGGACGGACCCTACGCCTGGTGGCCGCTAGATGACCAGCCGGGCACGGCAGGGGTCCTGCCGACCGAGATGCTCAATGCGGCGGTAGGGAACACCAAGACCCTCGGCGTGAGGCTATCCCCGAACGGGGCGCTGCCGCAGGCTATCTACGACACGGACGGCAACTCGCTGGGAGCGGGGTCGGGAGTGATCGTGCCGCCCAGCATCGCCACTTACGCGGCGGGCACCAACTCCGGGTGGATGTTCGGGGACCCCGTGCAGTCCCCTGCTTCCTTCGATACCGGCAACCCGGTCAGCGCCCAGCCCGGTTCCGCGAGCTGGCAGCAGTCCGGGCACGCCGGTACGACCGGCTCCTACGGCTGGTACCTGATCTGCAATGACGCCAGTTTCCCCCCGCTGGCGAACGGCATCACCGTGGAAGGCTGGTTCAATTACCAGTACCTCGGCAGCGCCACCGGATACGTCCCGACCGGGCAGAGCGGCTTCGCCAGCGCCTGCCAGCAGCCTTTCACCAGCCTGACATTGCTGGAACTGGCTACCTCGTCCAATCCGGTCGCCATTCTCCAGCTGAATAACAGCGGGCACCTGAACCTCATCACGTATAATGGCTCCACTCCGACGACCCATTCCGTTTACACCGCCTCCGACCTCCGTTCGGAGAGCTGGTTCCAGGTCACCCTGACCGCCACGACGAGCGCGTGGACGGTGTGGATCAACGGGGGTGCCACCGCCCAGGTCTCCGGTACCGGCGCGGGAATGACGAGCGCATGGACCTGCCTTATCGCCAATGCTGACTTCGGCAGCGGCGGAGGGTCTTCCCCGGCGGGAATCCAGCACGGGGGGAATGCCGCTTTCTCTCATATCGCGGTCTATCCTTACATTCTCCCCTATTACCGCATCTACGATCACTACTGGGCTGCCACCACGGCATTCGGGCAGATTCCCGCGCCGACTACCCCGTCCGTGCAGTGGGTGGGTCCCGCCCAGCTCGGGGGCTCCGCGAGCTTCACCCCGGACGGCTCGCTGAACCTGGGGGGCTACACAGGGAACTCCGTGCCGTCCGCGAGCGCGGTGGTCGTCGCGAACATCGGCGGGTACACCTCCGGGCCGTCCGCCTGGGCGACGGGTGCCCAGTACTTCCCGTCCAGTACCCAGTGGTTCGCGCTGTGGGTGGGCTGGGGCGGGGTCGCGAGCACCTTCGATGTCTACACCGCCTCCTCGCTGGGCAGCGAGACGCAGGCTGCCGTGGTCCTGGGCGCGGGGGACTCCTTCAACTCCGGCTACGGCGCTTCCGCGAACGGGCAGGGCGTCGGCCAGGTCAGCGGCGGGGACGGGTCTTCCCCTCCGACCGCGCCGAGTTCCATCGGGGACACGGTGGGACAGCGGATCGAGCGGCTGATGCGCGGCGGCAGGTGCTCCAGCCCGCAGCGATGCATCGACCAGGCTCCCCTGCTGGTGCAGGCACCCGGGAGCACCGGAGGGGGAACCCAGACCGGCTCCGCCGTCCAGGCGATCCAGGAGTCCGATGACGGCATGCTGTTCATCGACAACTGCGGCAACCTCACCTACTGGGAGCGCCCCCACCTTGCCTCGCAGTACTCCTCCCCGGTCTGGCAGATCGGTCCTTCTGCCGGGAAGATCCCCTACTACCAGCAGGTCAACTGGGTGACCGACCCGCAGCGGGTATACAACGCGATCACCATCTCCCCGCTGTCCCCCACGGGCGCAGCGCTGCCACTGATCACCCCCTCTGACGCGACGACCGCGAATGCCTCGCAGATCCGCTACGGAGCCCAGCCGCTGCAGGTCACTTCCTGGCTGCAGGATCCTGTGGAGATGCAGGCGCAGGCGGACTGGCTGCTTTCCACGTTCGGCACCCCCAGGAGAAGGGCAGAGAACGTCTTCATCGATGCCGCCGCCTATCCTGCCGCATGGCCGCTGGTGCTGGGAATCAACGTGGGAGACATCGTGACCCTGGAAGACTGGATCATCGGGGGTGGCGGTGCCGTCTACACGATGCGCGTGACGGAGATCAAGCGCCGTCTCGATTTCGGCACGCACAACCAGCCCGTCACCGGGCAGGTCACCCTCACGCTCGATTATGAACCAGTTACATACTGGAGTTAACTCTCCCGTCACGAGCCCACGTCCTACTGGAGCTGATATGCCGCGTGTTTTCGACTGCATCGTCCTGGCGGAAAACCGCCTCGATGAGCTGGAAGCCCGGATGGAAGCCCTCGAAAGCGTTCCCGGGCTGGTGCATATCGTCTGCGAATCGTCAGTAACCGCCTCCGGCGAGCCCAAGCCCCTGCATTTCCAGCAAGAGAGATACAGCCGTTTCATGCGGTTCCACGGCAGGTGGAATCATGTCGTGGTGGAACCTCACGAGATCACCGGGGAGACTGCGCAGGAAAGGCAGGCATCCTTGCGGGAGTATCTTCTCCACGGTTTCCACGGGGACCCTTCCGACACCCTGTCCTGGGGTGACCTGGATTTCACTCCCCGTCCGGATGACCTGACCGGGACCGCCCGCCGCGATGTCGAGATGATCGCCGACCTGCTCTAGGGAGAAATGTTGAACGCACTGGTCGCCATCGGCGGGCTCGGCGGGCTGGTGGTCTTGCTGTCGGCGATCATCGTCATCGGCAGGGGCATCTTCAAGCAGGTCAATGCCACTGAGGAGAACACGCTCGCCGTGCAGAACCTCTCGAAGGAAGTCTCCGACATGAAGGCGATGTACGCCAATCACGAGACGCGCATTTCCGTCCTGGAAGACAGGCTCAAGCGATGAAGAACTTCCTGTACGCGAGTCCGGCGACCCGGGTGGTGCTGGCAATCGTGGCGATTGCCCTGCTGGTGGCGAGCGCGCTGGTCGGCGAGTACTTCCTGTTCGGCGTGGCCAGCACGGCAAGCCAGATTGCGCAGGTGGCGCAGCAGGACCAGCGCGCCCTGTGCGAGTCGGGCAATACGGCGCGTGCCCAGCAGATCGAGCTGTGGCAGTACATCATCGGACTGTCCTCACCGCCGAAGACGCCTCAGCAGAAGCAGAATGTCGCCCTGTTCGAGGCGTACCTGAAGACCGTGTTCAAGCCCCGTGACTGCAATCCGTAAAGGAGCACCATGAAGATCAGCTGGGTCATTGCCGGAGTCTTCTTCATCCTCTCGATCATCTGCCTTGCCTGGTCGGTCCATCACGGCGTATGGGGCTACCAGTTCCTGTTCCTGTTCGGGATCTTGTTCTGGTGGCTTTCGGAACACCCCAGAGTCCCGTAACCTGCCGTCCCTGCGAGATCGCCGGGTACCTGGAAGAGGAATCCCGCATCGAGTGGCACGGGAAGAGTGAAGCGGTTTCCATCCGGGCGCTGGCGGGAATGTGGCATGATAGATGTACCGGCTGCAATTGCGAGGTGACCCGTGAGAGAAGGCTACTGTCACGCTTGCGGGCGTTTCGCGGAATTGTGTGCGCTTACCTGCATGTGCGGTCCGTGCGGTGTCGCGTGGGCTAACGAGCGCGCTGCGCAATGGCAGGAAGAAGAGGCGTGAGCATGCTCAAGCTTATCGCGGAAGACTGGGCTCAGCTGTGGCCTAACGTGTTCGCGATCAGTTTCTGGACCGTCCTGATGTTCCTGTGGCATCACTTCAGCCTGAAGAGGCACATCACCGCCGAGCACGAGAAAAGCAGGGCTCACGCCAGCGCGGTCAATGGACAGCCAGGAAAAGAATCGCTACCCTCGGAAGAGGAGGTGCCATGATCACCATGTTCGACACGGTGGACACGCCATTGCTCCCGCCTGGCGGATTCGCTTATGCCGGGTATGTTGACGGCAGGTTCGCCAATACTGCCCAGATCCGGGCGCGCTTCCCTCATGCCAGTGTCCTTTCCATCGCGGTATTCGCCAGGGATAACGCGGACTGCCTCGATATCGAGACCGGCGACGCTTCTCCCGCGCAGGCGGCGGGATGGGTTTCCCGGCAGCTCGCGAGAGGGCTGAAGCGCCCTTGCCTGTACGCCAGCGCCTCGGTGATGCGGGAAGTGCTGAGCGACATGAAGGCAGCGGGCGTGCCGAGGAGCCTGCTGCGCCTGTGGAGCGCGCATTACACGGACCAGGCGCACATCTGCGGTCCGGACACCTGCCGGGAGATGGACATCTCCGCAGACGGCACCCAGTTCACCGACAGGTCCCGGGGGATCAATCTCGATGAGTCCCTGCTGCTGCCGGATTTCTTCAGCGACATCCCGGGAGGAGCATTCCTGTCCCCGGCGGAAATGGAGGCGATCATGAACGATCTCCCGGTCCTGAGCAAGGGCATGGCAGACAAGGACCTGCCGCACTGGTACGTCCGCAGGCTCCAGGCGATCCTCAACTACGTCTACGGTTATCCCTGCAACCTCACTGGTGTCTACGACCCGATGACCGTCAACGCCGTCAGGCTGCTCCAGGGGCGGCACAAGCTTGCTATCGACGGGATCTGCGGTCCGGATACTTGGAGCAAGGTGGTCGGGGGATGACAGAATCCCCGGAATGCCCGCACTGCGGTGACGAGGGAAGAACGCAGGCTCATTGCGAGAACAGTCAGTGCAACTGGATCCGCTGCCTGAACTGCAAGCGCACCAGCGTCATCATCAAGGAAATATAGGAGTTACATCATGAGCATTCTCTCAGGACTCGAAGCCGAGCTGAGCAAGCTGTGGTCCGAGGTCTCCGGAGACGCCAGGACAGCGGTCGAATCCGCCCTCGCCGATGCCAGGACGGAGATCAGTGTCCTGGAGGCGAAAGCCGCTGACATCGAGGCGCGGGTCAGGACTCTCGCCAGTGCTGCGAAATCCGACGTCGAGCAGGCGATCGGGGCAGCTGGACCCGGCGTCAAGGCAGATGTGGAGCAGCTGATCGCCAAGCTGGTCCAGGACCTGGAACAGGCGCTGACCGCATAGAGCGGAAAAGGAAATGCCTCCCGGAGACGGGAGGCACCTTTTCTCATTGGAGAGGCATGGATTTCGAGTACATCTGGCAGGCGTGGAAGGAACTCCCCCGTGACTGGAGGGTGAGCCTGCTGTGCATTCTCGCCGGAGGTCTTTACATCGGGTTGCAGGTATGGAGCATCGTTTTCGGATGACGGCAGGGCAGCCTTTCATACCTGACTGGGAACTGGAAGTCATGAATCGCGAGTACATCACGAAAGATTCCGGACGTCGCGAGGAATACGCTTCGGGAATGGTCCGGGACATCAACGGGGATAAACCGAGATTCGACCTGATCCTCCCGGAGGGAATCCCCTACAAGGAGCAGTTCCTGACCAGGCTGGCTGCATTGCTGACACGGGGTGCGGTCAAGTACGGGGAACGCAACTGGGAGAAAGCATCAGGAGAGGAAGAGATAACCCGCTTCAAGGGGTCGGCGTTCCGTCACCTGATGCAGTGGCTCTGCGAGGAAGAAGATGAAGATCATGCGGCAGCCGTCGTCTTCAACCTCCTCGCCTGCGAGACCACTAAGGCGCGACGAGACGGACATGAACGCCCGCCTCTTGCAGCATGATCCGGGAAACCGTGAAGCTGAAGCCCCATATCGGGAGGTTCCAGTCCGGCTCACGGGTGACCACTTCCGCTATTCCTGACTGGATGATGCCGCGAGCGCAGTCGGCACAGGGATACAGGGTGCTGTACATCACCGAGTTATGCAGATCCACGCCCTCCCGGGCGGCATTGTAGATGGCGTTTCTCTCGGCATGCTCAGTGAGCATGTATTTCAGCGGGCGCTCATGACGGTCGGCGGTATCATCATCAATCCCCCGGGGGAAGCCGTTGTACCCGCAGCACAGCAGCCGCTTCCCGTCCCCGACGACGATGCACCCGACCTTGGTAGAGCGGTCCTTGCTCCATTTTGCCACTTCCCCGGCGAGATCCAGCCAGCGGGCATCCCAGTCAGCCATGACCTTACCCTCTCACATTCCCGATCCGGCAGGAACGGGAGTCTCCGTCGCCGGGGATGAATCGGGGGATGCGTCCGGAGAGACGGAAGGGCTCTGGTCCGGAGAGGCATCAGGAGACGCCGTAGGCGTCGCTGAGGGACTTTCAGAGGTGCTCCGCTGTGACGGGCTCGCCGTGGGAGAGGGAGCCGGAGAAGGGCTCTGGATGCCGTGCCTGCCCAGGGTGGTGCCGTACTGGACCGGAGCCCCGAAAGTGACGTGGCGGACATCGGAGGAAAACGTCTGCCCGGTAGCCTTCTCGATCGCGGTCAGCGTCACCACGCACGATCCCGCCATCACCGCGAGGAGCCCGGCAGCTACCCCGATCCGGCGGCTGAGCCCCCAGGACCCGTGCAGGATGCGGTGCGCCCTGTCCTCGTGGAGATGGCGTTCCAGCGGCATGTCCTCCAGCCGGGCGGCGTAACCTTCCCCGCTCTTGCCCCGTTCTTTCCGCGCCCTGAGCCTCGCGTGAGCCCTGCGGGCTCTGTCCTCATACAGGTACCCCGCCACGGAGCAGGTCACGCTGGACAGTGCCGCCCCGAGGAGCGTGCCGGAGTCCCCGAACAGGGACCCGACGACCATCGAGGTCACCGACGCGAGGGCAGCCGCTCCCACTGCGAGGGGGCTGAGCTTCTTCTCCTCTTCCGCCATCACAGCGAGAGCAGGATGATCGCGACGACGACGATCAGCAGCGGGATGATGATGTACGCTGCCCGTTCCGGGACTGACCTGCCCCGGGTCCCCCAGACGACGACACGCTCGCCTTTCTCCGGGAGGTGCTTCGCCGGGCGGTTTGAGCGGCGCTCACTCTGCCGTGCAACTTTCTTTCTCATCTCATCCTCCGCTGCAATTCTTGCACTTTCCCGGCTTCCTCCCGGGTTTCCAGCACTTCGGGCAGTAATATACCCGTATCCTCCAGGGGACAGCCATGTACCCGAGAGGAGACTCGAACTCCCATCAGTCCATTACCCTGACTCTGTTTAGGAAACAGGCGGGATACTCGGGCTTGAAACAGACCGGAAATCAGAGACGCTGGCGGGACTCGAACCCGCGAATACACGTTTTGCAGACGTGCACGTTATGCCATCTTCGCCACAGCGTCACATAGCACCCCCGCCGTGAGTCGAACACGGCATCCGGATTTCGGAAACCCAGTGGAAGAATCCGCTACCGGGGGCATTACTTTATTTCTTCCCGCGCCGCTTGCGGGTCATGACCAGCAGCACCACGATGATGATGACGCAGATCGCCCCGAGCACTATCGCGCCGATAGTGAACCCGGCGGAATGCCCTGTCGCGGCTAGCTCGTTAAGCATCTTCTCTCATCCTCCTGCAGCAGTCGCACCGGAATCCCCTCCGGCATGCATGGCAGCATACCACGCACAGCCGCATGCCGAGCATCATCGTATGGCATTCGGAAGGGAGAATGGCAATGGTCTTCATGTCGGTCCTTAATCGGCGAATGGGTACCGGATGCAGGAATCGAACCTGCTGCACGTTCCCCTTAGAGCTTTTGGATATCCTCAGTACCGATAAGCTTGAGGATCACCTGCTGCTCAGTATCGCCAACATCTTTCCCGACGATTGCACCAGTTCCGGAAGCGCGCAATTCACCATAGAATCCGAGAGTGACGCTAGCTCTAGTCTTACCTTCGGTGATCATATAGGCAATGATCTCATAGGTCCAGACTTCGGTGTTATTGGGGAATTCGTATTTATTTGCTGTGTTATACATGTACCAGGACTAGGAGTCGAACCTAGGAAGGACGATGCCATCTGATTTACAGTCAGATCTCGTTGGCCGCTTGAGTACCCTGGCAAGGATAAGTCTACATGCTTCCAAGCCGCACGTCTGCGAATAGCGAATACATGAGCCTTGGTAATATCATAAATTTTCATCAGTTCGCGATAATGAAGAGTTGATGCCCTGATACTCTGGACATCGGCAACAGTGAGCTTTGCTTTCCACTGTCGTTCTCCTCGGACACGTGTTCCATCTTCGGAGTTTTTCTCGATATGGTGAGGCGTGCAAAGAAGCTGGCATTTTTCCACTTCTTGCAAAAGAACAGCACGCGGCTTATCCAGTCCATTTGCTATCGAGAAAAGTTTTGTTTTTGGATCTATATGATCAAATTCAAGATCCTCAGTCTTGCCACAACGAGCACATTTCCCGCCGAGCAACAGGCGCAATTCGGCGCGAAGAGCTTCACGCCTCCGGTTCTGGTACTCTCGCATCTGCTCTGCGGTATAGTTCATAGTTTTACTATATCATACCTTACCACAAAGCATCCCAGTGCAAGATCCGGCAGGGTCAGTGACAGCTATGCTGACCCGGATAATAACTTCTCATTGCGTACTCCTCATCCTGATATTGTGCTTCAGGCAGTGCGCGCAGACAGCTGCGCCCTCTGGGGGCGTACGAGTATGGCAGATGAAGCATTTCACCTGACTGCGCTTCTTCCTGCGCCTGAATATCTTCATGATACCCTTTCCGGATGATCGCGTGGGGCGAATACCGAGGATTGAACTCGGATTACCGGCACCACAAGCCAGCGCTCTGCCATTGAGCTATATCCGCCATGGAGAATGAGAGCTGCCCACGACCCTGGGCTCGGTGAGAGCGATCCGTCAAGCAAGCAGGACAGACTCAGGAACCGTCCTGCCGTCTTCGGACTCCTCTGGATGGCACGCACCCGGACTCCCTGAGTAGCCCTGCCGTACCCTCTCTCATTCCCGTAGGCGGCAAAGGAATCGAACCCTTGTCTTCTGCTCGTAACGCAGAGGCCCTCCCATTGGACGAGCCGCCCTTATCTCCTGCGTTTCACCTCCCGGTTAATTCCCCGGGAACGCAGGGAGAATGCTCCCGCGAGCAGGATTATGCCCGCGACGACGATGACCAGGGCTACCAGCGGAGTGACGTGGAGAGCCTGCGTGCATGCCCACACCGCCAGTACTGACAGTCCCCCGATGATGACGTACCCGCGTTTTGCCGGACGCGGCTTCAGTGCCTTCATTCTCTTCCTTTCCGCACCCCCAGCCTGACTCGAACAGGCACCGGGAGATTCGTAATCTCCCATGATATCCCTTTCACCATGGGGGCTGGACGCCGGGGGTTTGAGGCTTGCGCCGCTTAACCCCCGGCAGTGGAGATGCAGGGTACCGAGCCCTGGTCCCGGGCTGTTCCGCATGCGGTCTTGCAGCCCGGTCGAACCATTCATCCCCTTGGTCCAGCTGCCCATGTGCTCATGGAACGCACGGCACGTCTGCCGCCGGAGCCGGGTCTCTATCCCCGGCGCGGGAAGATCCGGCTCGCTAGCAGCCTTTTCTTCCAGCCGAGTGAACGCTGACGGGATCGAACCGCCGCCCTCTGCCGTGTCAGGGCAGCGCTCATACCGCTGAGCTAAGCGTCCCTATATTTTCACTCCCCTGCCCTTGCACCATAGCGCAGAGCACCGGTAGGTGCAGCTGCAGCGCAGCAGGCGGCTGTTCCACCTGCATGCCAGGCACTTCCTGTTTATCGCCATCTACCCTCCAGCTGCCCGCAGGATGACCAGCAGCAGGACTCCCAGCCCGATGAGCAGCCAGGTCCACTTCCCCAGGATCTTACAGGACAGCGCCCCTGCCGCGAATGTCACCAGCGGCACTGCTGACAGCATCCACAGGTGGAGCCAGGGATAGTCCTGCCCGTCGAATGACATGTCAGCATCCGTACCTGATGAATGCTGTCTTAACAATGATAGCTCCCGCGATGATGATAAGCAGGCAGATCAGGAGCCCGTACAGCTTGAACAGGCGTATCAGGGTTACCGAGAGTACCAGTCCGCACAGTATCCCTGCCAGGAATTCCCACAGCGGGACACTCGACCCGCACATGCTTATCATCATCTCTTCTTTCCGGAAGCGGATCATGGGTCAGCCAGTGATCCGCCAGCTCCCTCCAGGATACCCCCCGGGGAAGGATGCCAGTCTCCGGCATCTCGTACCACATGAGCGTCACATGAACGCCTCCAGCGGAACCGAGGGGAAGTCGAACCCCCACCTCTACCTTGACAGGGTAGTGTGCTAACCTTTACACCACGGAACCCCAGATTTTACCCTTCCGGATCAACCGGATGGTTTTTTCATTTACATCATACACCCTAGCGGCGGGTCGGTGACCCATTCCTGAAGAACGAATTTCTCGGACTTGCTCTTCAGTTAGCTTCGCCGTCCCGTTCGCGATACCTTTTGCATGCTCCAGTGCAGATTTTTCTTTATGGTGACTACCGCAAAGAACCCTGCATTTAAGCAGTTCAGCTTCGCGTCGCGTTGCTGACCATGACCAGATGCGATGGCTTACTTTCTTGCCCGGATCAAGATGATCCAGTTCCAAATCTTCGGCACTCCCGCATATCACGCAAGATTTATCCTTGAACCATGCAGCACGCCGACTAGCTACCCACTGACGTTGATACTCGCGCTGGCGATCAGGATCCCTGTAAGGCACCCGGTCATCTTATCAGCCCGTTGACCTCCGCCTTGACAGGGCGGTGCTTTAGACCAGCTAAGCTACAGAACCACGTGATCAGCTCGGCGGGGACTGGGACGTACGTGACCCGCTGTCTCCGTCTGAGGCACCCCCTGGGTAGGGCGCTGATCTGCCAGGCGCAGGTAAGCCAGTTTATCGCGTGCACCTGCATCCCGCTGACCCCCCCGGATTCGAACCGGGACCTAACTCCTTAACAGGGAGCGACTCTGCCAGTTAAGCTAGAGGCCAATAGACTCTTTAGGGTCCTGTCGGGACCGGTAGCGGAGACGGGATTCGAACCCGCGACCTGAGGGTTATGAGCCCACCGAGCTGCCAAGCTGCTCTACTCCGCGTCGGTAGATCTACCTTACCTCCTCCGAAGAGGAGATGTCAAGATTTTTTGTAATGTCCTCGCGTGCCATTGAGTTCACCTCGTCTTACCCGCACGTCGTGCCGGGCTTGACGACATGGTTCGCAACGACACCCACGTGTATAGCAAATCTCTGTTCCGTGTTCTGGGTTATCGATACGATTCCAGCCTCCGCCTTGCTCTCCGCATTCCTTTGATTTTTCACGATGATGCGCATCGCAAAGAAGCTGACATTTGTCCACTTCGGCAAGAAAGCGAGCTAGCGACCAATTAGTTGCTGATGATATCGCACGAATCCTGGAACCTGGAATAATATGATCGAACTGAAGATTTTCGGTAGTACCACAACGAACACAGCATCCTCCAAGGCGTTCTTTAGCTATCGCCAGGAACTTAATGCGGCGTTCCTCTTGCCACTTTCGGTAATATTCAGGATCATACGGTTTCCCCACGTAGCGACTGCGGGAATCGGACCCACCTCGTGCACTTTATGAGGGTGCCGCTCACACCAGTGAGCTTAGTCGCCACGACTAGTTTATCACATGATGTGATAGCCAGTTCACCATGCAGGCTAGAATTTCCCGTTACTCACTTGCTTCCCCTTCTCGCCGCCAGCAGCATCCTGCCCACCCCGCCGAGACCTCCGCGCCGCCGCGCGCGCGCGATCCGCCGTTTATGCGGGTGCAGGCGCTCTTTCCCGCTGCGGCTCTTGCAGCGCTCACCCATCCCCGCCCAGCACCAGGGGCAGTTGGCTGCCATGGCATCCTGCTCATCCTCGCTGAGCGGCATCTTCTTCCCTTCCCGTGCTCCCACGGAGACTCGAACTCCGTTCCCGATCTTGAAAGGATCAGATCCTATCCCATAGACGATGAGAGCATGTTACCTCTTCTGAGGATACCCGCCGCATTTCGTGCACCGCGCGTGGAAGATGCGCAGGCGCAGGATCGCGGTAATCGTGATAGTGCGCTTCCAGTGATGAAGACCGCCTTTGGGGCAGCGGTACACTGGCTGGACATTCTTTCTCTCATCTTTTCTCCGTGCTCCATCCCGGTGCCGACCCGGGGATCTCCAGCTTGAGGGGCTGGCGGGATACCGTTTCCCCAATGGAGCGCACCCCTGCCAGGATTCGAACCCGGATCTGGACCGGATAGAAGCCAGCCGCTTTGTCCTTTAAGCTACAGGGGCATTCTCGGCTCTCACCGAGTAAACGTACTTTCCTCCGCGAATGAAGACCCACTCGACATCCAGCACGAGATTCTCGTCATCCTCGTCGTGAGGATTCCAGCTTCCTGTCAGCATGATACCTCCCGTACCGCAGCCAGGACTTGAACCTGGAATCTGCTGTTCATAAGACAGTTGCCCTGACCGTTAGGCTACTGCGGCGTAGGCACCCAGGGAATCGAACCCTGCGCGATCACGTTATCAGCGTGAGTCCACCGACCAGGTGAACTGATGCCCATGATGTTACTTGCTCTTCTTGTTCTTCCCCCCGAATCTCTTCCCGAGTATCCGCGCCCATTCCCGCTGGCGACCAGACGCAGCTCGCTTAGCCTGAGCGGCTTTTCCGCCCCGGGAACGCCCTTCAGCCCTTCTCTTCTCGGCGAGAAGAGCTGCGTGAGTGTTCTCTTTAGGGCAGACATACCGCTCAGGGTTCATGAACCGGTGCATCATCGTTCCGCAGGCCGGGCATTTCTTCCTGTCGGGCATGTTCCTTCTTTCTATTCTGCGCCGAGAGCAGAGGTGTCGATCCCCCGGGTGTTACCCCGTATCCGCTTTCGAGGCGGAGCGCTACGCCGGTAGCATGCTCCCGAGAAGGGGATGCCAGCTCCCTGACTGGCTTAATCCCCGGAGGAGAGTACGAGATTCGAACTCGTGAAGGATATTTCACCTTACTGCCTTTCCAAGGCAGCGCCCTAAGCCTCTAGGCGAACTCTCCGTGAGTTACTTCTTCTTCCCGAGCATGCCCCCAGGGTGCTCAGCCTGACGGCGCAGGTACTGGCATTTGCCCGCCGGCTCGCGACAGTCAGGGCAGATCCGGGGAGATGAGCGCCCTTTCCCCTTGATCACTTTCGCCGCCCTGCGATTGCTGCCCGCGTATTTCATCAGCGCGAAGACCGCGACAGAGCTTACGACCAGGAAGGCAAGCCACCCCATGTCAGTGCCTCCTGGCTAGCAAGACCAGCTCCAGCAGAAGGTACCCGGCGCTGGCGATGACCGCGAAGACAGCGGCGTCATGCGACTGGATGACCTTGCCGAACAAGGTGAAATGACCCTTGTCGCTCAGCTCCAGGATCCCCCCGATCCCGCAGAGGGTCATGACCGGGATCCCCACGGCAGGATGAGGTCCTGCTTTCATGAATCTCTTCATCGTCTCTTCCTAGTCGATGATCTTCCATCTCCCCTCCTCCCTGCCCATGATCAGCAGGTTCGAGGGGTGCATCTGCCGCTGTACAGCAATCTCCGGCGGCTCGGTATTCCCCAGCAGCTGCCGGTTCACCCACACCCTGAACTTACCCGATTCCGCCATGCGGCGCAGGGCGTTCTTCATGTTCTGATGCTGGCTGCGGGAGTCTCTCGCCACTCCTGACGCCCCTGACGCGAGGTGCGTGATGCGCACCGCCGTGTTGGAGGTGTTCTGATGCTGTCCTCCCGGTCCGCCCGCAGAAAAAGTCTCGATCTTCAGGTCCTTGCGGGTTACCGAGAACGCGAGTTCCTTAGCCATGAGGAGAGCGGGATACTCGAAATCCACGGTATCACCCGCGCACTTCTTAGCAGGAAGGCCGAGCACCCTGGCTCGTTCACTCTCCATTGCTGGCGCTCTACCCCAGGACTTATTATCCGCCCGGACTAGCAGGGTCACGCCAGCGACGCCCTGCCGACTTCTTCTTGGAGCATGTCAGTAGAGTACCAGATGACCCGTAATGGGATCCAGGTTCTCATCGAAGTCAGGACCGAATGCCGCTGCGGTGAACGTGGGAACCCCGCTGAACTCAGTCAGTCCAGAGTCCTCGATCAGCTCATAGATCAGATCCGCTTCCTTCGCTGCATCACACAGGTCGAGCAGCTCCTGCTCGGAACTGACAACGCAGCAGATCTTGCGGAAATTCCCCCGAAGCCATTCCCATTCCGCTGCAGAGAAATCCGCTGGCGTAACCGACATGAGAGCATTGGAAGAATTCGTGATCCTGTTAGTCAGCCAGGCGATCGAAGCGTGAGCACCCTGGGCAATCTCCTTGCCCCTGCGCATTTTCAGGTCTCTCCTGATGACGATGACCTGCTTGACGTTATCCACGTACGCGAGGAGGGAGTTGAACCCTCACGATCCTTCCGGACCACACGGGTCTGAGCCGTGCGTGGCTACCGTTACACCACCCGCGCATGACGGGAAATCCCTGACTTCCGCTTCCGGGAATAGCGACGACAGCTCCCATTCCTTTTCACTTCAGCACGCTCACAGGCGAGTGGGCTGCCGCAATCGACTGCCTGGTATTGCGCTGAGCTTTCCCGGGAGATCGTGCACATCTCCGAGCGGCTAGCGGGAATCGGACCCGCGACACGAGCTTGGGAAGATCGCATGTTACCTCTACACCATAGCCGCATGAGGGACACCAGCGGACGGCTTTGTGGGTGCGCCGACGCCCGGTGTTGTCCCGCCTAGGCTAGCAGTCCGCGCTTCCCCTCAGGGGCATGTCGCCATAAGCTTCATGCTGGGCTACTAGCTAGAGTGACCGACGAGACTCGAACTCGCCCCCTGACCTTGGCAAGGTCAGATGCTAACCGCTGACACCACGGTCACATGGTCATCATACCCGCTGGACGCCTGAACAGGACTGGCTACCTGGTGACTCGCGGTAAGGAGATGGATGACCGGCATCTCTTGAGCCCTTCCCCGGGGACGATCCGGGCTACGCCTCCATACCAAGGAGGCGTGGACGCCGGTCCGAAGGGCATGACCTGCTCACGTAGGCTCGAACTCTTCCTTGCCGTTCTTCTTCCGGGGCTTGGGGTGAGCCGCCTCCCCGGCGACCTGCTTCGCCTTGCGGATCTTGGCGTCCCCGCCGTTGCCTTTAGAGCCTGACGACATCTTCTTGTGATGCCGCCTGCAAGGGCGCAGCGTGTTTCCTCCGTGCCGTGGCATGTACCTTCCCGTTCACTTGAGACAACCTGCTGCGGGGGCGCGATTCGGACGCGCACTACAGTGCTTCAAAGGCACGCGGGCTGCCGTTACCCCACCCCGCAATGAAACTCTAATGACATCCGGGACACCTGCAGCGGCGTCCGAATCGTCCTCTGCGGCACGGATTAGCGCAGCGGCACGGCTCTCCGCGAGGAGCGCAGCATTTCAGGGTGAAAATGAGCGTCATCTTTCTTCCTTCCTCCCGAGCCGCCAGACGGTGCCGACCCGTCTCACCCGGTGTACAAGACCGGAGCCACAGCCGTGAGTAGCGGCGCTCCCGCCGGGATCAGGACTCGAACCCTGATCGTCTGCCGACCACGCCAGCCGTGGCTGCGTTCCCGGCGTTCCGTACCCAGAACGAGATTCGAACTCGTACTGCCCACCTCCTCAAGGTGGTGCCTCCTGCCGTTGGGCTACCTGGGCATGAAACCTATCCCTGCATCTGCTCCACCTGGGCATGGATCCTCTTCGCGCGGACGACATGACCAGCCTGCCCGACGTGGGCACCAGGCTCATCGACGGGTACGGGGATCAGCTCGCGGAGCTTCTGCTCAAACCGGAGAGCAATCTCCCCGATGCTGGTCTCCCAGTCCAGGACCGCCCGCTCGGTCGCCCCAGGAGGCAGCTCGGCGTCTTCCAGGCGGTCTATCCCGAGGAAGTCCTCAGCCAGGTCCTCCACGGTCTTCAGGATCAGTTCGCGTGTATCCATCATTCTCCCTTCCGAGCCCGTCCCCGGGGACGATCCGGGTGATCTGTCGCTACGAGGGACAGATGCGTGCCGACGCGACAGGCATGAGCCCAGCTAGCTTCCGGCAAGCTGGGATCGCTCTCGGGGCTGGATTCGAACCAACGGGGGCATGGTTCAGAGCCATGCTGGGATGCCCGCATCCCACCCGAGATCATTTACTTCCGTAGGCGACCAGGGATTCGAACCCTGAACCACTAGCTTTTGAAGCTAGCCGCTGCTGCCTGTTGGCGTAGACGCCCTTAGCTTCCGCTGCCCATGTCTACCCAGATCTTTCCGAGCGGGAGACCGGTGATCTTCCCGTCCTTATCCTTCGGCGAGCACTTCTTGCACGGGCGTCCCCGGTATCTCTTCGTTCCCTTGCATTTCGGGCACATTATTTCCGGCATTCGCTTACTGTACTCCCCCGGGGAATCGAACCCCGCTCTTTTCGATTAAAAGTCGAACGCATGGCCACTATGCTAGGGGAGCCTGCCTTTAAGCAGGTCCGGTTTACTCATGATTTGCTCCGCATCTCGGGCAGGTCTTGCCGGGTTTCTTGGTACCGCCGCAGTTAGGGCATACAGCCATCATTCTTCCTTCGTACTCCGAGCGAGAATCGGACTCGCGACGCGCTGGTTAAGAGCCAGCCGCTCTGCCACTGAGCTACCGGAGCATTAAGGCTTTCGGGGCTGGTTCCGCTTTCGCATGATGATCTCCTCGGATTGCTATTTTTTCCTTGTTATGTACCTGGCGCAAGCCTGCACGTTCCTGCAGCGCCACTTGCTCCCGGACAGGCTAGACCGGACCATCAGCCGCCGGAAGCGGCTGCGCTTGCAGTGCACGCATGTTCTCACGTCAAGCTGGCAGGGCTCGAACCTGCGACCTCCGGCTCCCCGAGCCGACGTTCTTCCCGCTGAACTACAGCCTGATAGTCAACCAATCATTTTTCTCGCGAGAGAAGAGATACTTTTCCTGAAGCATTTACCGCATATCCCGGAATAGCGCTGGGCGGTTTTCCGGGATATCAGCCTCTTGCAAGTCTTGCATCGTGAGAATTTCACGGCAATCCTTTCTTACTGCGAACGGGTAGCGAGAATCGAACTCGCACCATCAGCTTGGAAGGCTGAGGTCATAGCCATTAGACCATACCCGCATGAAGAGGGATAGTGCCGTGATCACTTTCTGAATCGAACAGAAGACCTCCCGGGCTTCAACCGGGCGCTCTTGCCAGCTGAGCTAAGTGACCTAGGTGATCCCGTACGCGAATACGGGATCACTGTTCCTCAAGATGGACTGCCGGGACGGCGCAGCATCCGCAGCCTGTGCACGGGTTCGGCCTTGTCCTCTTCCCGGGCACCGATCATTTCATGCGCATCATAGTAGGGTCATGCCGTCCAGCAAACCCTCGTCCAGATGGGAGGAATCGGACCTCCGCTACCGCGTCCCAGGCACGGCGTGATGCCATTTCACTACATCCGGATTACCGAAGAGCGCTCTGCCGCTTAAGCTACCTGCCTCAATGAGGCAGGGGAGGATTCGAACCCCCATCTCTCTTCTCGTCGGCTTACCAAGACTCGAACTTGGTCTGCCTGTCCCCGAGACAGGCGCGCTCACCCTTACGCGATAAGCCGGAGTTTAACACGGGCTCGGTAGTCCCGCTTAGAAAGCTTCATCCATTCGATGAACCTGCGGATTACCGTCTTCCTCGGTCTCGGTTGCGCCCGATCCCCCACATGACGAGGATGAATGCGATACTCAATGCTGCGATGATGACGAACGTCACCATGATAAATCGCCGATCTGCTTCCGGCGCTTGCGCCTGATGGCGTAGAGGAGTACCCCCGCAGGTATCCCAGCCACGATGGCAAAGGCTTCCCAGACATAGACGACATTGATGTAGACATGCCCTATCATCATCTTTCATTCACTTCCCTTGTCAGCGAACACGCCACGGGGGAAAGAATGCCCAGAGCAGTATCACGCCAAGCATGAAAGCAAGCATGACACCCATCATGAGCCTGTTGAAAGACTTCCGCTTCATTCTCATCACCCCTTCGTGGAGCGACGGGGACTCGAACCCCGGACCCCCTCCATGCCATGGAGGTGCTCTTCCAGCTGAGCTATAGCCCCATCAGCCCCCGGCGACGGATTCGGTACCGCCATCTCCGCCTTATCAGGGCGGCATCCTCGCTTAGACGATCCGGAGAAAAGCCCCGCCAGCTCGGCGGGGAGTAATGAGCCCCTGGGAGGATTCGGTACCCCCATCTTCTCCTTTGCCAGAGATATCCTGTCTTGAACGACAGGGGCATGACGGTCCTGGTTAGCGGGGAAGGCACCAGGACCGTGCACCAGGAAACCTATCAGGTCCCCTGGAGGCTTGTCAAGCTAGATGCTGCCGCGATCTTCGTTGTGACTTCCCGGGCTGACTCCGAACTTCCACGGGGGAACCGGGCGTCTGATGCCGCTGGTGATCCCGAAGGAGCCGTCACCGCCGAAGCTGTTCCCGTTGGCATCCCTGACTCGTTCCATGATTACCTTCCTTCCATCATCACTACGTGGAAACGGTGGGTGCTGACCCCACTTCAGCAACGCTTGCAAAGCGCGCCCGCTACCGAGCGTCGTCCCCATGGACCGGGAGCAGATTACCTCCCGGCCTGTTTCAAAGCAATGCAGTTTTTAATGGAACAGGTCCTTTGCAGTCCTGTCCCGCATGCACATTACCCTCCGAGGAGGTGGTGCTCCGCAGGGGCGGAAGGAGTTGAACCCTCACAGCTCGGGGTTGGAATCCGGCGACCGTACCGTTGGCATCGCCCCCATGTGTTTTCAGTTGTATCAACGAGAAAGGCTCTCCCGCAACCAGTTTCCTGTTTTTGCTGGAGAGCCTCCCCGGGTTTTCCCTCAGGTCTACCCGGAGAGGTCTTCAGGCTGCTTGAACGCGTGCCACGGTAGCGAGGTCCCTCGCTGGATGGCGGCATGCGTAGTCATGCGTATGATAGTACATCATCGTGCGGGGGAACGTCAACTTGCTCTTTTGGCCACCACAATGACCAGCAGCACGATTACGACAATCACCGCGACGACCGTATCGTTAGTGCTCCATGCAGACAGTGAATGGCAGTGGAAGACGCCCTGGCATTTCCCGGCGAGGTTCATGTCACTTCCCCCGCCTGCGGTACCTGCGGATGCCCCAGATCATCCAGATGATGACCACGGCGACCACGACGATGCTGCTGGACGCGCCGAAAGCGTGCCGCAGGAGATGCCAGCGGGATTCATCGATGACCAGCAAGACGGTTGCCGCTGTCAGGATCAGCGGGGTCTTCAGCTTGCGGAAATCCGGTCCGATGCTGACCTGCCTGCCGGATTTCCTGCCGACTTCCCCGCTCACACCTCACCGCTCTGGGCGGGGTTGCGGATGATCGTGGAGAAGATGGTCAGTCCCAGGATCACGGACAGGATCACCACGATCCAGATGGAAGCGCCGGTTGACCCGATGGCGGCTCCCTTGGTGATGTTTCCGAGCCACTGCTGGATCTTGGAGGTGATGCTCGGCAGCCCGATCAGCCCGATGATCACCAGGAAGAGCATCTGGATGAGCCGCCATCCTCCCGTGGAGGTGAATCCCCGGGTGAACAGCAGCAGGAACGAGATGCTGATCGCCAGGATCTTGAACAGCCTGGCGATCCAGTGCAGGACCTGCCCTAGCAGGGCGGGGGCGGTCCACCCGAAGATCTTGAACGTGCCCGGGTGGGCGGCGTGGACCATGTGAAGCGCGTTAAACGCGAGAAAATGCATATCCCTTCTCCCTTATCAGCACTGCCCGACTTCGGCACCCTTGTTGTATGTCACCCAGGGCGTCCAGTCCGAGCCGTTGTTCGATACCCTTATAGCAGCTTGCGCATTTCCTACGGGGTCATACGGGATATTCCCGTGGACCGTGTTCACCTGCCAGTACCCGATATCCACATTCCCGTCAGCGTAGTAGCCTGACGCGGGATCCCGGGCATACTGACGTCCCCCGGATTCCGCCCTGGCGATCTCAGCTGCCATGAAAGCGGCAGAACGCCTTCCTCCTGCCCTGATCCACAGGTTCTCCAGCTGGGCGCAGGACAGGTCCCCGCCGTGGACGATGCCACCCACGGTCTTATCGAGGACAGCGTGACCGGGGGCTACCGGCGAGACGTAGGTGAACAGGAGATACCAGGTTGCTCCCAAGACGATGACCGGACCCAGGAACCCTTTCTTCCTGGTGACCTTTTTCTTCTTCCCCGCCTTCAGGAGGAGCCAGATGATCCCGGCGATTGCGGCAAGCCCTATGTAGCCTGCCATTCATTCCCTTCAGGGGAACCGCCCGGGGCGAGAGCGTGTGGGAGCGCCCCGGGCGGCAGCTTCTAGCAGCCGGAGATGTTGCCGGTGCTTCCCGTGGAGGCGTCAACCCAGGTCTGGACAGCCGCCTGGAAGGGGCACTTCAGCCGGTACGTCCAGCCCCACGGATCCTGCACGGAGCTGATGACGTTCCCCGCGCCGAAGATCAGCTCAGGCCACGATGAGGTAGCCGGGCTGGAGCCGGTGAAGGTCTTGCCGTTGACGGCGCTCAGGTCGGGCTCTGACGTCGCCACGACGGTGAACGTGTCACTGCCCGCGATCGTCGCAGAGGAGCCCATCTTGACGCTGCTGGTCAGGGTGACGCCCAGGTCGTTGGGGCTGATGCCTCCCGGGATGGTCGCAAAGGAACCCTCGTCGGTGATGGTGACCGTCCAGGTGCTCCCGCCATCGGAGGTAACCCTGGTGGTGCGCTGGATCTGGTCCGTTGCCCACTGCGGGCTGTAGTTGCCGCTGTCGGGGCGGTTCTTGAGGATGGTAGTGGCATTGCCGAACGTCCCGTGATGGACGCTGGCGCTCGCGGGGAGGGCAGCCGCGAGAACCGCCGTTGCCGTCAGCGCGAATGCGCTGAGAGTGCGCTTCATGGTGTCCTAACTGAGGGTGACAGCGACCGGGGACAGAACCCGGGCGGTGGAGGGCAGGGCGACCTGCAGCCACGCCACGGTGCCGCCGCCGTTGTTCTGCACGCTGGTGACCACCTCCGGGAAGCCCGCGACGGTGATCTTCTCGTTGCGGTGCAGGGCGTGCGAGATCAGGATCCGGTTCGGGGCCTGCACGGTGGCGGTGAGCTGGGTGCTCGCGGCGGCGGGCAGGGCGTTTACCCCGACCGCCATTGCGGCACCGACCGCGACGGGAGCCAGCGCCTGCAGGATGTTCTTCAGCTTCATGGTGTTTCCTTCCATTAGATGGTGCCTGAACCATACATGCATGATCCAGGCACTGTCAAACCGTGAGGCAGCCCCCGGGGAGAGTTCCCGGGGGCTGCCTGCAGGTCCTAGCGGAGAATGCCGAAGTCGGCACCCCACAGCTGACTGTCCCTCACGTTGCCGACCGGGGTCCCCAGGGGCAGGTTGCCCTGGCTGAACCCGGTCAGGTTGTTCACGAACAGCTGCGCCCGGGGATTATCGGTCGGGAAGCTGTTGTGCGGGTAATCGAGCACGAACGGGTGCGAGAAGTTCGTGTCGGAGCCGTTGATCAGTGGCACGTAGCCGTGACCGATTGTGGACGGGGAATCGTTGGTGTCCACGATCCAGACGGTCTTCGAGCTGACCCCGCACGGCTGCAGCGTGACGCCCTCGCCGGAGACGGCAGTGCTGGCAAGGCCCACGCAGAGCCCGGAGCCCACTCCGTACGGCGAGTACTCGATCTCCGTGGCGAAGTCATCGGTGCCGTTGAAGCCGCAGTTCGGGAAGTTCACCCCGGCGACGCAGCCGTAATGCAGCGCGACCTGCGGCAGCACCAGCCCGGCGGCGTAGAAGTCAGCGGTCGTCGTGCCGCTGAAGTCAGCCGTGAAGTCCTCGGCGGGGTCGGAATTGCTGGTCCGCCACAGGATGATCGGCTGACCGACGCGGGCACCCTGCTGCTTCACGTCCAGCACGTAATTGGGAGTGCGGTGCGTGCCGAACTCCCGGCTGAAGACGTCGGGACAGAAAGAACCGCAGCTCGGGGTCGCGGCGCTGGCGGTGAGACCGCCAGCCGCGCTGACGGCACCCGCGAGGGCAAGTGCTGCCGCTCCCGCGAATAGCTTGCTCTTGATGGACATACGTGCCTTTCACGAGAAGGTATAATGAGTAACCTGATTAACCTGCCCAGGTTACCACGAACAGCCGGTGACCTGCTGAACCAGTTCTTAACTTTCCGGCAGGGATGAACCTAGTAGCCCCTGGGGGTGCCGTCAAGCGGTTCTGCGGATCAGCTCCGGACGTCTCTCAGCACGGTCACGAGCACCCCGGCGACTGCTGCGATGATCGCCAGCGCTATGGCTGCCGCTGGCGATCCGTGAAAGCTTACCGTTATCGCCGACATCAGCGGGAAGGCGATCATCACCACGTTCGCGACCCACACGACGACAGCTGCCCCCCTGCCCGGAGGCGGCTCCGGGCGGACGGTCTTCTCCGGGATGCGAGGCAGGTCCTGGGTCAGGTAGTCCAGCTCCGGCTGCGTCCTTGCCGCCAGCGCCTTGTCCTTGCGAGACTCGAACTCTTCGAGAGTGATGTGCCCGCTGACATGACGCTCCTGCAGCAGGGCAAGGCAGGCATCCCGCTCGGAGTCCCCGATCCGCCGGACCGTGGAGACAACCCCGGTCTTCGCTGTGCACTTAGGGCAGATGCATTCCTGCGGATGCGGCTTGCTCAGCAACGTCTTGCCCTTCGGAGGAAAATCCTGCCTGTATGCAACCGTCAGCGGTCCTATATCCATCTTCTTCGCTTCCTTCAGTTCGCTTACTTCCAGGATCGGCGTGAGAATCCCGTAAACAGCCCGCATGTCCGCGTGCATCTTCTCGATGCATTTCATGACCTCCGGGTTAGCCTGCTCCCAGGACCTCACTTGAAGAACCCGCCCCTGCCGTAATAGTCAGTCGCCCGCTCGAAACCAGCCTGCTCTCCTGCATAGAACGCGGCTTCCACGTGCTCCAGGGTGAAAGTCTCCCCGGAGAAATCCAGGTCCCCGTGATCAGTTTCTTCCAGCCAGTCCCGGAACGGATCGGACTGGTCCATCAGAAATCTCCCTCCGCGACCTGGAAGCACGTAAGCCCCAGGGTCCTCCATCCCTTCACGACCTTAGCCCGGTCATCGAAGACGCCCTGGACGTCGTAATGCGGGGCGATCTGAGTCTCGTAAAGTTCCCGCTTGATGATCTCGTCGGGGCGGTAGTCGTCGTCGGGGCGCATCCACAGCCGCTTCAGGTGCCGGTCCAGCCAGGGAGAGTGCACGTCGATGTTATCCGAGAGCCAGTCCCGGGTATCGTCACGGCACTGCTCCATCCGCCCGGTGACGAATCCCAGCTCGTGCCCGTCCATGATCAGTGCAGCGGCTACTGTCAGCACCGGGATATTCGGCTTGTCCTCGCTGACCCGGGACCAGTCATAGGGCTTGCGCCCGTCCATGAGGGCAAGCGTCCCGTCCACGTCGAAAATCCACAGCTTCGTCATCACCAGTCCAGCGCCTTGTCTTCGAGGCATCCCGCAGTGCCGCATCTGCCGCAGACGGGATGATAGTAAACCTGCCGTACCTTCCTCAGCCATTCTTCCGCCTGCTCCTCATGGGGCTTCTCCGGGAGCGGGGAAGTGGTCATGTCCATGCTGTTCTCAGTACTTGCGATCAGCGCCCTCGCGCGGGTGAGGTCTCCGGCAGCCACATCCTCCCCGAACTGGCGGTACCACTCCGGGTCATCCAGGCGGACGGAGAAAGTCCCCGTGGAATACAGCTGCCATCCCTGGGTCAGCAGCCGGGCGAGATGACGGGCATGCTTTGCCGTGCGCTTGCGGAGATCAGAGGAGAACGTCCCGTCGCCACGGCTTTCCAGGCGCTTGAACTGCTGGGTCGCGTAGCCCAGATAGGCGTTGCGGACCATCTTGCGGGACAGGAAGCACTGCCTGATCCCGATGAGCTTATCTCCGAGGGGGGTCCTGATCTCGTAGAGGTCTTCCGGGAGCCACAGCAGCTCCAGGATCGTGGGATTCGCCTTGAGTGCGAGGGACAGGAACTTGCCCGCGTCGTGGCAGGTGATGTCCGGGTCATGCCCGTCGATGGTCTGCGCGGGAGGGTGCAGCCCCAGCAGTTTCTCCGTGGGCACCGCGAAGACCCCCTGCCGGTCCACGTCAGATTCCGGGGTGTTCAGCCCGTAGGCAACCGAGCCGGTGATCCCGCGCAGGAGGATGTTCGGGACGTTTCCCATCAGAACCTCCTGACCAGCATCTCCGTTGCCGCCCTGTCGATCTCAGGATCGAGACGACGTGCTTTCTCCACCAGCTGCCTGCCCGGACCGGACAGGGTGGGCTGCTCCGCGACGTAATCGCCGCAGCCGCAGCGCCCGCATTCGCGGTCCGCGTGGGAGAAGTGCTTGCAGGTCTCGCAGCGGGGCTCGCGGCACAAGGAGCGGATCACTTTCCCCGCGCCCTGGCAGGGGATCGAGGTGTGCCGGGCTACCTCCAGGCTGTACTCCCGGCTCTCCTCCCAGGTTCCCGGATGGCAGTCGGGGCACGGAACCAGGTCATCGACGCTCTCGATGGTGAGATAGGGAAACTCCTCCCCTTTCGCCATGATGCCCAGCCCGCAGCCGTCGAGGGCATGGTAGACCAGGGAATGCCCGGTGGTATAGAGCAGCCACATCTGCTTCCCGTAGGAAGCATGCGCGGGATTGGTGTCGATGATGGCGTAGAGCTGAAGTTCTGCCCACCGGGGATTGCGCCCGTTATCGGTATCTGCTTCTGCCAGGAGTTTCCCCCAGAAATCAGCCTCGGAGAGCTGATGATGCTCCATGTCCGGGGGGATCGGGGGCAGTGTCACGTTGCTGTCCAAAACTCTCCTTCTGTTCTCCGTTTAATGCTAGCAGCAGCTTCCTGTCATTTCCCGCCTGGACACGCCCGGCAGGCCGGGGAAAATTTCCTGGACAGCAGGTTGCGCCCCGCCTCGGCTGACCCTTACAGTCAGTCCCCTGAGCGCCGAGCCCCCGGGGAGCACCTTGAACGTCAGCGAGCCCTGCATCCGTGCCGCAGCCGTCCTGACCAGCCACTGGCTGGCGAACGACATCGAAGCCGTGGTCCTGCTGCTGAACGAGGTGTCCACCATGGAGGAGGCGGTGGACCTGGTGACCGGGATGCTGCTGACCCGGAAGCTGCCCCCGGAAACAATCACCGCCATCGTCCGCTCCCCTTTCGGCGAGGAAGCTTCCTGACAAGGCGTGTCACGTCCCGACAGGAAGCACTCCTGATATTACTATTGAATCATGTGGACTAATGACGCGGCATGCCTGGGAATTGACACAGAGATTTTCTTCCCCGAACGGAAGGAAGACGAGGACATGGCGACAAGGATATGCGCCGGATGCGCAGTGAGAGATGACTGCCTGGAGCAGGCCCTGAAGTTTAACGAAGCACACGGGATCTTCGGCGGGCTCCCCGCACGAGAACGCAGGAAGGTGTAAAATGGCACCTAGGAGAAAACTGCCCGCAATGCCGGAACAGGAGGTCATTCCCTGCTTCTCCTGCCACCGGGTGATGAACCCGGTCGGACCTTCGGGCGGCTGGTGCGACTACTGCGAGGTCATCGAGTACCGGGGGGATTACCCCAGTCATACCCGGACCATCCGCTCCGGGTCGTGGTGTGGCATGCGGATCGACTACATTGATCATTCGAAAGTGAACCTCCCGAGTCCCGCCTGACTTCCAGGTAAAACAGGACAGCCTTTGATGGAGGCTGTCCTGTTTTGTTTTCGCAGGTCAGAACCCTCGCCGACACGCCGGTCAGGAGCTGGCGGGTGAATTACATCGGTGTTATCCTGGAGAGATCCGTCCCTTCCGGGACACTTCCCAGGCAGGAGAGCCCATGGCGTATATTGTCGATGACGCTGCCCGGAATTACCTTTCCGCCGAGCAGGTCGCCCTTCTCCTCAAGCCCATTCACCCGCAAAGAGTGCTCAGCCTCAAGAACATGGCGTACGTCGCCGGGCATGACATCCGGGCGGAGCTGAACCGCGTCTTCGGGTTCGGCAGGTGGGACCAGGAGCTGCTCCGCCAGGACCTCCTCTGCGAGCGGCAGGTCAAGACCAAGGGCGGCAGCGACGCTTACTACGTCCTGTACCGCTCCACCGTGCGGCTCACCGTGCGCAGCCCTGACGGATCTCACCTGTGCTTCCACGATGGCTCCCACGTCGGGGAGTCCACTCACCCCGTCCAGGGGGATGCCCACGGCAACGCCGTCACCAACTCCGAGACCTACGCCCTGCGACGGGCGGCGATTAACCTCGGCGACCAGTTCGGGCTGAGCCTGTACAACAAGGGCTCGATGGATGCCATCGTCAGGTGGACCCTGGTCGGCAACGACCAGCCCGCCGACACCGACGACGTGATCAAGGTGGAAGAGGAGAACGAGCCCGAGTTCGCTCCCGAGCCGGTCAGGGTTGTCCCGAGGAAGCCCGCCACGAAGAAGGAGGAGCCTCGCGAGAGCGCGGAGATCACCGTCCAGGTCCTCGCGCAGGATGCCTTTGACGTCGATACCGTCGAGAAGCTCCGCAGTACCTGGAAGCTCGCCGGGGAGATGGGGTTCCTCAAGACGCAGATTTCCGTCCCGGAGAACAAAGAAGGCAAGCTGACCCGGGAGAAGATGATCCTGGAGAAGTACCTTCTCCGTAGGAGCAATGAGCTTTCCTTTCCCGGCAGCGATAGCACTGCTCAGGCAGATGGGGATGCTGGCGGAGGTTCTTAGTGAGTAGCTTCGGACCGTGGGTTACCGCCAGATGGCAAAGCGAGTGCGACTACTGCGGGGATGCCATTTACGAGGACGAGAAGCTCCGCTCTGACGGCGAGGGCTGCTGGATCTGCGAGACCTGCGGGCAGGATGACCTTGATGACTGAGATTCCCTGGGATGACATCGATCCCGGTATCGCCAGGGCGCTGCACGCGCTCGCTGACTACGAGATCAGCACGTTCAGCTCCTGCCAGGGCGGACCGGGGCATACCTGCCTGGCACCGGAGATCCTGTTCCACGGCGATGACCACGCCGGGCTGTGGGCAGTGTGGCTGCTGGAAGCCCAGGGTTTCCGCGTCCAGGAACTGTCCCGGCACTGGGACCTGGATCACGGCATGCCCCGGCAGCCGCTGTGGCGCGTCACGCTGCGTACTACCGAGCCAGGCGGCCCGGGCAAGGATCCGCGCGGACCCTGGAGATGAGTGAGATGGCAGGTATCGAATGGATCCAGGACAAGCTTCCCGGCATGGACCTGGACTGGTACTACGGATGGTGGAACGGCTCGATGTACTGCTACGACTGCGGCGGGGAAGTTTGCGCTCTCGATGATGGCTATATCTGCTCCGGCTGCGACAGGCAGTGCACATGACTTATGACGACGGGCATTATCCTTGCGCTGACTGCGGGTCCTGTTTCGCCTGCGGGACGGAATGTATTCCGGACTGCAATCTCCGCGAAGAAGATCCATGACCGGCCCTGCACTTGCCGTCGAGCAGCCTGACGGTTCTCGCCTTTACGTACATCCCGTCACCGACGAGAGAGCCCCGAGCGTCACCACGATCATGAAAGAGGGCATCGGGAAGCCTTTCCTGACCAAGGCGGCGACCGGGCTGTCGGGGAAATACGCTGCCGAGAACTGGGAGGAGCTGAGCCGGATGCCTTCCTGGGAGCGGGTAGAGCTGATCCGCTATGCTTCCGACCGGGAATGGGGCAAGGCGCGGGATCTCGGGACGAAAGTGCATGCCATGATCGAGAACTGGATTAAAGGAGAACCCTGCGAGCCCGCGAAGGAAACGAATCCCTACATGAACTCCTACATCTCGTTCATGATGGACAGGCAACCGGAGTTCTCGCACTCAGAGGTTACCGTCTGGAGCAGGAAACATGGCTATGCCGGAACCGCTGATGCCATCTGCATAATGAAGGACAGGACCTTCATAATCGATTTCAAGAGCGGGCGTAATCTGCATTCAGACGTTGCCCTTCAGCTCAGCGCTCTTGCCATGGCGGACTTCATTCTCACCGACGAGGGAGAGGAGCTGGAGATCCCGCAGGTTGACGCCCTCGCGGCAGTTCATATCCGCCCCCGTTCTTGGCACATCGCGGAAATCGATCACGTGGAGGAGAGCTGGAAAGCCTTTTTGGCATGCAGGCAGCTGTACTCCTGGATCCATGACTGCTCGGAAACTGTCCTGAGGAAGGTGACATGACATCCTTCGATGCCGAGGTACTGGCACGCCAGCTGGCACAGCTGGGACGGGATCTAGATGATGAAGTCAAGAACCTCGGGCAGTACGAGGAGGAAGCCGTCGATGCCGAGGGGCATTACCGGATCAAGGAATCAGCCTTCGATGACGAGCTGGACAAGTGCTTCCTGGAAGCCTCAGGAGGCAGCGTGGAGGTCCGCAAGGCGCAGGCGAGGATCGTTACTACCTCATACCGGCTGGACTCCCAGGAGGCTTACCTGGAATGGCAGCGGGCTAAGGCCCGGGTGAGGACCCAGCAGGCGAATCTCAGTGCCATTCACAAACGCATCGAGATCGGGCGCAGTCTATTGTCACGCGAGAAGGCGCTCATCAGCTTGTCTGGTGTCGGGGAAACATGAAAAACAAGAGAGGTGAAGGGCATTTTAACCCTGTCACGGGACTGAAGATATGCAGTCGTTGCAAGGATAAGTTCCCTGAGGGCAAACCTATTGACGCCTTTGGTCGTGACAAGAAAAGAGCAGATGGCTTTCATCCATGGTGCAATGAATGCAGACGCGCCGCCGAGAGGCTGCACAAGAAAACCGAGAAGGCGAAAGCTACTCGCAGTGCATGGCTGAAGAGGCACCTTGAAGTTTCAATGTTCTATAACTCTCGTGACCGGGCCAGGAAGCAGTCTCTTCCTTTTTCAATCACCAAAGAAGATATCCTTATTCCCGAAAGCTGCCCCGTCTGCGGTTGCCAGATGATAAGCGGTGACGGAAAGCAGAGAATGGATAGTCCCTCCCTGGATAAATGGGATCCTTCTCTGGGTTACACCATAGATAACATCTGGGTTATCTGCATGCAATGCAATCTCCGTAAAGGCGACATGTCAGGCGATGATCTGCTGGCATTTGCTTTCAATCTCATCAATGCTCGCAAGGAGTACTGTGACAGGATGGCTTAGTTTCCGTCTTCAGGATGAATTCGTCAATCAGTATCGTGACAAGCGTCCCGACTGGGGGTTCCCGATCGGGGCAGGCAACAGCCTGGGCGAGCAGAGCTGGGTTAGCAAATATGCCAGGCGCAAGGAAGATGGAACTCGCGAGAGGTTTTACGAAGGACTCCGCCGGGTGACGGAGGGTTTCTACAGCATCCAGTACGATCACGCCATACACAACCGCCTGCCCTGGAGTAACGACATCGCACAGGCTTCCGCGCAGGAGGCTTATACCCTGGCGTTCGCCGGGAAGTGGTCACCGCCAGGTCGCGGTCTCTGGATGTGCGGTACGGAAATGGTCAATGGAAAGCGCGACGGAAGTGCGCTCTACAACTGCTCGTTTATTTCCACGTCGCAGATTGCAGGCATGGATGATCCGAGTCTGCCTTTCGCCCGGCTGATGACTGAGAGCATGCTGGGAATCGGAGTCGGATTCGATACTCTCGGAGCAGGTAAGCTCACTCTGCACGAACCGGAGGGCTGCGTTCCTCACCTGATCGCGGACAGTAGGGAAGGCTGGGCGGAATCAGTAGCGAACCTGCTCCGGGCATTCCTTCTCCCTAATCGCAGGCTTCCCGTCTTCGATTACAGCAAGGTGCGCCCTGCCGGTTCCCCGATACACGGATTCGGAGGCGTCGCCAGCGGTCCCGCTCCGCTGGTGAAGGTGCATGCTCAGCTCATAGCTCTCCTCGGAAAGCGAGGAGGGCAGGTCCTCACGTCTACCGATATCGTGGATGTGAATAATATGCTCGGAAAATGCGTCGTCAGCGCTAATGTCAGGAGGAGCGCAGAAATCGCCCTGGGACTTCCCGACGATGAAGACTTCCTGGATCTCAAGGATTACCGGAAGAATCCCGTCAGGAATGGCCTTGATGGTTACGGGCATTTGTCAAATAATTCGGTAATCGCGCAAAGCGGCGGGGATTATTCTCACCTTGTTCCGCGAATCATTCTCAATGGAGAGCCTGGTATCTTCTGGCTGGATATCGTCAGGGATTACGGACGGCTTGCCGACCCGCCGGATCATAAAGAATACCGGACAATGGGATCAAATCCTTGCGGGGAAATCCCACTGGAAAGTTTCGAGAAATGCAATCTGGTAGAGACATTCCCGACTAGGTGCGATAGTTTGCAGGATTATCTCCGCGTTCTCAAATTTGCATTTCTGTTTTCAAAATCCGTGACCCTGCTCCCTGTTCAGTGGGGCGAGTCGAACGAGGTCATGACCCGCAACCGGAGAATCGGCGTTTCAATGACCGGAGTGTCCCAGTTTGCCGAGTCTCACGGCTGGGCGGAACTCCGGCGCTGGCAGGATGCCGGATACAAGGAGATCCGTAAGTGGGACAAAGTTTACAGCGAGTGGCTGGGCGTGAGAGAGAGCATCCGGGTCTCCACGGTAAAGCCGAGCGGTACCGTCTCCCTCCTGTGGGGAGTCACTCCCGGCGTGCACTGGCCTCGCGAGTCTGGTTACTATGTTCGCACAATCCGAGAGATGAAGGATTCCCCGTTCGCGAAAGCCATGGAAGATGCCGGTTACAAGATCGAGCCGAGTGTCTCGGATCCGGACAGTACCGTCGTCATCTATCTTCCGGTCGAGGGACCTGAAATGAGGGCTGAGCATCAGGTAAGCGCCTGGGAAAAGGTTGCGCTGGCGGCTCAGGCTCAAAAATTCTGGAGCGATAACTCCGTTAGCTGTACGGTGACTTTCTCTGAAGATGAGGCGAAGGAGATCCCTGCCATCCTCCGTGCCTACGACGGTCAGCTCAAGTCCATCTCCTTTCTCCCGATGGCGGAGGGAACCTACGAACAAGCCCCGTATCAGCGTGTCAGCCGTGACACCTGGACCAAGCTGCGGGAGAATGTGAAGCCCATCGACTGGGATGCCCTCTACGGCAGCCCCGATCTCCCCGAGGCGGAGGGTGAGATGTATTGCGCCAATGATGTCTGCGAGGTGCCGCGATGACCGAGAAGACCCAGGACGGGAAACCCGGGGACCGGAAGCCGTGGGCATTCCTGCAAGGAGAGGACATAGGGGCAGGCAGGGACCCCTATCTGGACCGGCTGCGCATTATCCAGACCCCGCTGTTCGGGGTATACCTGCACCATATCCACCGGGAGGACCGCGACCGGGACCCGCATGACCATCCATGGGCATTCATCTCCCTCGTGGTGGCGGGGGGGTATACGGAGAAGGTCTTCCCGGACAAGAAGAACCCGGCGGAACATGAGCTGCGCTATCACCAGCGCTGGTGCCTCGCGAGACTGGGCAGGGAAGCTGCGCACATGATCACCGGCATCAGCCCTGACCCTCTGTGGACCCTGGTCCTTACCGGTCCCCGCAGGAGCGGCTGGGGATTCTGGCAGGAGGGGAAGTTCATCCCCTGGCGCGAGTACGTGACCTGAAGAGCTACAAGGTCCCGGAGGGATACCTCCCCGATACCACCTGGTGCAAGGTCTCGCATACCGTAGAAGGAGAATCATGAGGCGCTTCAAGGTCTACCGTCCAAATCCGCCGGAGGGCTATCTCGAAAGCGGTACCGCAAACCCGCCGGAGGAGGTCCAGTTCGAGGGCGTGGTTTTCTCGGACGGCACGGTCTGCGTCAGGTGGCTGACGGAATTCCGCAGTCATTCCCTGTGGAGTTCTCTCGCGGACCTGGTGAAAGTCCACGGGCATAGTGAGTACGGCACTCTCTGGGAGTGGCTGGATGAATGACCTCGTGGATGTCGTTCTGACTTTCCCGGACGGAAGGCTTGTGGGTCCGGAAGACCTGTCTGACTGGCTCGCGGCGGTCGAGTCTGAGGATGACATCCCTATCGAGGAAATCGAATTGGCTCATGCCATCGTCGCCAGGATCAGGCAGCTCTCGAATTGATGACAGCCCTTCCTGAAACTGACGGAGGCTGGGCTTGCATCCTGGCAGACCCCCCCTGGCGCTTTACCCATCGCACTGGCAAGGTATCTCCCGAGCACGGCAGGCTCAGGAGATATGCCACCATGTCCGTACTGGATATCTGCAGCCTGCCGGTCGCGGAGGTCGCGGCAGGAAATTCCCACCTCTACCTGTGGTCCCCTAATGCCCTTCTTCCTGATGCGCTGCAGGTCATGGGCGCATGGGGATTCCGGTACGTCTCGCACCTGGTCTGGGCGAAGCGCCGCAAGGACGGGGGTCCGGACGGCAGGGGGGTGGGGTTCTACTTCCGCAATACCACGGAGCTGGTGCTGTTCGGGGTACGCGGGTCGATGCGGACTCTTTCCCCCGGGAGGAGGCAGGTGAACATCATCGAGACGCGCAAGCGGGAGCATTCCCGTAAGCCGGACGAACTGTATGAGGTCATCGAGTCCTGCTCCCCGGGTCCCCGTCTTGAGCTGTTCGCACGATACCCCCGCGAGGGATGGATGTCATGGGGGGATGAGGTGAGTGAACTGGAAAGCGGCTAAGCAAGCCTGCTTCCTCCGCGACGAGGGCATGTGCAGGAGATGCTTCCGTCCCGCCACGGACTGTCATCACAGGAAAGCCAAGGGCATGGGCGGGACCTCCGATAATGATCGCGAATGCGGCATGGCGAACCTGGTCTCGCTGTGCCGCAGGTGCCATAATTGGATCCACGCCCATCCCGCAGAATCCTACGAGCTGGGCTGGCTCGTGCATTCCTGGGAGAATCCTGAGGATATTCCTGTTCCGGGAGAGGTGAAATATGAGTTCTGATACTCACCTGGTGAAATGGTCCGTTCAGATCGTCCGGAGCTGGCACCCGCTGTACTTCCTGAGCGGGGACCGGCTTGCCCAGGATCCCGTCCCCCCGTTCGACGTGGATATCTCGGTGACCTTCGATGACAATGACGCGGCCCTGTCTTTCGAGCGGCGGGTCAGGGAGATCCTGGAGGAGATGTCGTGATAAAGACCAGGCAGGAGCTGCTGGAAGAGCTGTACCAGCACGTGTGGCTGAACATGGAGACGCTGGAGTCCGACAGTCCTCACTATGCCTATGTCTCCTACGACGACCTGGATGCCCAGGATGAGATCTGCTTGCAAATTGAGATGACCGACCATGAGCGAGGCGTGTGACCTATAGACTCGAATTCCCTCCTGGCGTCAAGCTGATCAACGCCAACGGCAGGTCTTCCAAGTACGCCGTGAGCGCAGGAAACCGCTTTGCCCGCGCGAAGGTGACCGCCATTCTCCGGCAGCAAGCCTGCGACCTTGCGAAGAAAGCCAGGATCCCGCAAATGGAGAAGGTCAGGGTCCAGGTCATCTACTATCCCCCGAACAAGCAGCGGCGGGATTCCTCTAACGTATTGTTCCACAGCTCCAAGGCGGCTCTCGACGGGCTGACTGACGCGGGGGTGTGGACCGATGACAATGACAAGGTAGTGCGGAGCCTGGAATTCATTCCCGGTGATCATATCGTTCCGGGAGGTCAGATGGTGATCCTCATCGAGGCGGCTGATGAGTAGCCTCAATGAGCAGGAAGAGCTGGTCAGGTCCCTGGGCGGGATTCTCTGCGCCTGCTCGACGGAGATCAACGGGTACATGCCGATGCCGCTGGGTCCGGCGGGAAGCTGTGACCGCTGCGGGACACTGGGTCCTTTCTTCGAGACCGCCCTCGAACTGGCGAAGCTCAACGGCAGGGGACCGATTACAGGAGGAAGCGTGAGGCCATACCGGACTGTCTCCCTCGCAGAGACGTCGAGAAGGGGTGTTCCCGCCCCTGTGCTGCTCTGTGACGGGCTTCTCTATGAGGGGGGGCTGCATTCCATAGCCGGTGCTCCCGACTGCGGCAAGACCACGCTGGCGCTGTTCTGGGCGGTGAAGCTGCTCAGGGAGGGAAAGCCCGTCATCTTCCTCGATGAGGAAGGAGGTGAGGATATCGTCGTGGAGAAGATGACCGCGCTAGGGGTCTCTCACGACGAGCTGGAGTTCATGACCTACGTCCCTTTCCCGGGAAGGTCCTGGGACGATGATGACATCGGGGAGCTGATGAGCTTCTCCAAGGAGATCAAGCCCGCCATGATGCTCATCGACAGCTCCGCCGCGTTCCTTGCCAGGGCTGGGCTGGATGAGAATTCCGCTCCCGCCGTCACCAACTGGTGGAGCCGCGTTCTCACTCCCGTCGCCAGGGACATCGGGGCTGCCGTCCTCGTGATAGACCACGACACCAAGTCCAGCGAGGCGTCTCGCTACGCGAGGGGTTCCGGTGCTAAGCTCGCAGCTCTCGACGTGCAGATCAAGGTGGAGATGGTCACCCCTTTCACCCGGCAGCAGGACGGCGACCTCAAGGTGATCATCTCCAAGGACCGGAGAGGTCACCTCCCGCGCAACTGGCGGGTGAACGTGGGTACCGGCGGTGGGGTCATCGACCCGCAGTTCCGGCAGGAGGAAGCAGAAGATGCTCCCAGCGAGGTCTCCGGTTCCCCCAGCAAGCGCGCCGTCTACTCCGTTCTCGACGGGGTTCCCAAGGGCTACCACGAGATCAACGAGCTGGTGCATGACAAGGATGGCTTCTACCTCAAGCGCACCACGGTCAGCCAGGCGCTCAATGCCCTTCTCGCGGAAGGGCTGGCGGAATGCATCGACGGCAGGGGCAGGGAGAACCTGTGGATGCGGAAGATGTCCGATACGTCACCTGGTGACGTATCACCTGGTGACGCAAGCGACGGCTGGTGTCCTTTCTGAGGATCTACGATACAGAGGGGGAGAACAGGTGACCGAGGAAGAATGCGTCCGCAACGGCGGGCACTGCTTCGAGCGGGAGAATATCGTGCTGACCTCGTATCCCCCGCAGTACCCGGAGACGTGCAGGCACTGCGGGAAGAAGCGCGTTGCTATTCCCCGCGTACCATGGGAATACAGGGACAGATGATCGATAACACCCGGGGAGTTCCCCTGCATCCTTCTCACGACACCGAGATGACCGAGGACGGGGCTGACCCGCATAACCCCGGCTGGCGGTGCAGGATATGCTGGGAGTACCAGTGCGTCTTCTGCGCCTTCAAGCCGGATAGCCCGCTGGCACTGCCCTGCGAAGGAGAATGATGACCGACTGCGGATTCGGCATCGCGTGGATCGGAGTGTGCACCAACGAGGATCCCTGTCCCCGGCACTCGGTGCTGAGATGCCGGTGCGGCGTTCCCGCGACGAGGGAGTGCCCCTGCACATCTCACATCCTGGTCTGCGGGCAGCTGCTGTGCGCTTCCTGCGAGTGCAGGTGCTGCTGGTGACCCCCATCCCGAACAAGGACCCCCGCTGCAAGTGCGTCCTCGGCAAGATGAGAATCGAGCCTGATGCCGTCGAGTTCACCACTTCGTTCGGATTCATCTTCACCGCCTACCGGGACTGCCCGCTCCACGGGGAGACCGTGCAGTCGCTGGTGAAATCCGGGCTGAAAGGACTGAGCCTTGACGGGTTATTCTCTCGATGACGCCCTTGCCCTGATGAGATCCATGGAAAAAGAGGCGGACAAGGAATCTGACATGGAAGACAGTGCCGGGAACAGCGGTCTCGCCAGCTTCTGGGAAGGCTGGGCGGGAGGGCTGCAGACCCTGCGGCATCATATTGGGACAGGCGTCAAGGTGACCTGCTTCCCTCTCGGGAACTGCGCCTGCCACCCCTTCACGACCGAGGAGAAGAAATGAGCAAAGAATTCACCCCTGGCTGCGATCACCACCTGCAGATGCTGACCGCTCCCACGCGGACAAGCGTCCTGCGCCCGAAGGAGGACCTGCTGTACTCGTTCGGGTGCAAAAGATGCCCGGGAAAGATCATCATCCGGACCCGGGAGATGCGGGGCAAGACCATCGAGGGGCTCTTCGAGGAGGTCCTGGCGAGATGCGGGTGACCTGGGCGGACCTGTACTGCAAGCCCTACCTTCCCCGGTGCCCTCTTCACGGGGAGATGAAGCCCCGGGAGGGCAGCGTCAGCGGCTACACCAGTACCATCTGGGCATGCCCCGGCTTCGACGGCGAGGGCTGCGATGCGGAAGACACCTGGACTTACGCCGGGAAAACGGAGGGAATGACGTGGACTGCTCCTGCATGATCATCACCGCACCCTGCTTCGGGTGCCTGCCTCCTGCGGGACTGAAGGTCAGCCACTGCCAGAAGCGCCAGGACTGGATTCCCGCGAGAGGCAGGAGGAACCAGCGCAGGGCCTGTGACATGGCGTCTCCGTGGAGCAGGAGCGATTCCAGGGGGTATTACATGACTGCCTGCCCTTCCTGCGAGCTGAACTACCTGTCCCCTCCGAGTGACCCAGGATGTCCCGCATGCCGGATCAAGCCACTACGTTCCACTCCTTCTGCCGCAAGTGCCAGAACATAGGCTTCCGGGTAACCTGGACCGCCGATAAGGAAACGGAGACTGTCTCCGGCGGGCAGTTCCAGTGCATCGCCTGCGGGGATCTCACTCCCATCCGGACCCCGGAGTTCACCTCTATCCAGTGGAATATGAAATGACCTGTCCTGACTGCGAGACAAGGAGAGCCAGGGTCTTCTGCGACCCCTGCTCCCTGAAAGGCAGGCACTGCTCCTGCGGGAATCCCGCGACGCAGTGGCTTCATGTCGACAGGTTCATCATGCAGCCCTGCTGCGATGAGGAAAGCTGCCTGCCGTATGTCGTGACGGAGGACGGGCGGACCTACTGGAAGGTGAGGGAATGACCGGCGGCTACCTGACGCAGGAGATGATCACCGCAGCCCTGGATGACCTGTGGAACGGCGGGAACATAAAGCTGGGACCAGGGAGGCCGTGGGACTACGGGATGCCTCCCTGTCCTGTCTATCCCGCCTGCGGTCCGCCTGTCCCCCTCGAAGTCCCCGAGCTGGACTGGACGGTGCAGGCAGGGGGATGGAAGCTGGTCATCCGTGACGGGGCGATCAGGGGACTGAAGGAAATCCTGTAAGCCATTTGTATGATCCTACAAATTGTAATGGCGCGCTTGCAATCAAGTAAGCGCGCCATTACAATTTAATCAGCCTACAACCTAGGGTCCATCCTACCCGTCAACAGGATCGGCGTCAATGGCGTAGTCGTAACGCCCGCAGAGGGTCAAAGGCCCAGGAGCACGCTCCCGGTGGAACTGCGATACCAAACCTCCCGGTCAGCGTCCGGGTAAGGGCACCGTGCCAACGGTAAACCCCACGTCAACCAGAGCTGAATGCTCAGCCCGGATTCAAGGCAGACCTGGTACGGGATGGCGCAGAACCATAAGCTGGCGGTAGTGAGTTCCTGCCGCAGCTTCTAGCATGCAGCGAGAACAGCGCTCCGGGACAGATCCGGCTGGCAAAACACCGTCCTGCCCCCCGGGGGGGGGGGGGGGGGGTCTTTTGAACTGAAAAAAAGAAAAAGGAAAATAAAAAAAACATCAAGATCATCAGCAACCTTAGTAAAACCGCAGGTCAGAGATGACTCATGTGAGAAAATCCCCACATCATCTCCTGTGCT